TGTCCGGTTGGGTTCACAGCTGAACTCAAACTGTTGAACTGTATGTTTGTGAGTGCGGGATAATTGCTGGGATTCAACACACCCTCAACCACAATGGCCGCGTTGGTACCACCAGTACCTGATGATGATTCCAGCTGTTGTAGCAAGAAACTGGCACGATTGATCAGTTCACGATTGCCAAGATCCCCAGGCAGCGCATTGCTCACACTGGGTGCCAGTCGAATGGCAAACGCTGTGTTTTTCTTGGTTGAGATGTTCACGTTGGTAACTTGATAGTTGAAAATGTATGAACGATCCGAGTCAAATCCGCCGTCTTCAATAAATGCCGCACCCCAATGGCTGATGACTGGGCTGGCACTGTTGTTGACCAAGATCACTCCAGTTTGTGGTGTATGTGTGGCGGCAGCACCTGCTGTAAATGCTTTGTATCCACCAGTGGCCCACGGTGACATGGATTGTGATCTTGTGCAACCAATCAAACTGTGCGCATAGGCATAACCGTTGGCTGGAAACTGTTGATAGTTAACTTGAGTAAAGACATTGCCAGCAGGGTTCACATTGGTTGTACTGATCTGAATCGTCACACCGCTCACACTGGCTATGTAATAAGTGGTACCCAATACTATGTTGCCCATATTGGTATAAACATTGGGGTTGATAAACACTATGGGCTGACCCACTGCCATGTTGGTGGTGTTGTCCATGGTAACTGTGTTGCCCGATGCTTGTGTGCTTATCAAATAAGCATACACTTTGCCGGTGTAATTGATCAATTCGTTATCTACAAAAACTGTACACACGTTCAGTGCGGCTGGAGTAGGAAACAAGCTGACATCATTCAAAGGGATCACAGTGTCTGTTGCACTGACATTTACACTGCCCACAACAAAACTACGGGCGCTTTCGTTCAATACTTCATAACGCACTGGCATGTTACCGGTACGCATCCATGCTTCATTGTTCAAGTTGTTGTTGCGCAAGCGATGGCAAGTGATGTATTTTCCGTCTGGGCCACGTAGCATCCAGTCAATAAATCCAGCACCATACCAAGTCCATTGCACTGCAACCATCTGCATCTTGATTGGGTTTATTTGATATCCGCTGGGGTTAAAAGCTCCATTGGATCCATCGCAACGATCCAGATTCCAGCGGCTTTGTGGAATCACATAGTCAATGACCTTGGTAAATTTGATACCAGCCACATTGACTGCCCCACGCCATTGCGGGTTCACAAACAGTTGTGTGTCGTTCAGCACTTGTGTGATATGATAAGTCATACCACGGATCACCACTCGGTCGCCCACAAACAACTGAGCAGTAAAGCGAGTATTAGTTCCAATCACTTGTCCAGATCCAGTGTTCAACGAAATTGTACCCGCCAGCTGAAATGTGCTTGATCTTTTTACTGCGCTGATGACACTGCCATCAAACTGCCAGAATACACCGTTTTGTTCATCAAATGTTCCACTGCGCACTGTTGCCCCATACCAACTGGTCAAGCTCATCAAGGCTGGGTCGCTGACCACAGCTCCAGTGACACCGCCGGCCGAACCTAATGTTCTTTGAGATATCAATTGTACCGAGCGTTCGTCTACGATTCCTGCCACAGTGTAATTGCCATTATATCCCGAAGTGACAACACCCAGTAGATTCACTCCGGCGCCTATTTGACATCCATGATCAACATCGTCTGTGATTATGGTGATAACTTGCGCGGCAGTGACATTGCTGGCACTGACAGCACCGGTAGTTGTTACTGTTGTGATGGGAACTGGAGTGGCCGCCGTGGCATTGACATACGAATTGGCCAAGGTGATGGTTGTAGTAGTGCCGCTAGTACACGAGTAATATATGCCTGTTGTGAATCCAATAGCACCGTTGAGTGTCAAGCTATTGACCACAATGGCCTGTCCCTGTGTATATGTACCGGATGTGATTGTGGCAACACCGCCTGTGGTGATATTGGTAATATTTAAATTTGTCACATAACTGGTGCCTGTTGCAATCGCACTACGTACAAAGTAGTTTGGCGCCATTAATAAGCCAGTGTTGAAGTTGATACTTTTGCCCGATTGATAACGTATGTATTTCTTGCTCATACGTATGGCATGCGCACCATATGCTGGCAAACCTGTACCCAATTGTACACCACCGTCAAATGGTCTATGTTGATAAAAGCTGTCTGGTCTTGCATACAGTGTACCACTGATTGTGCCTGATATAACACCAGGAGCACGGGCTGTGTATGTGAATTGAGTAGTACTTGGCGTAGATTCAACAAAGAATGGACCGTTGGCCAAAGTGTTGTTATTGAATCCATTTTCACTACTGGTTATCACATTGATAGTGGCACCAGGAACAAATCCGTGAGGACTGTTGGTATTCACTGTGATCACTGCACCGGATGTCACTGTGAAGAAGGTGCCTGACAATGAACTGGCAGTGCTGATACTGTAAGTGCCAAGACCACCAGAAGCATAAAAATTATACGTGCCAGATGCGGCTGCGGTAAATGCTCGAGTCAAAGTGACAACAGTGCCATTTATGGCTTGGACAAATACTGTAACACCTATACCCACACCCGTTACAATCTGTCCAACTTGAATATTTGTCACACTGCTCACTGTGGCTGTGAATGTGCCGGCTGCGCCGCCTGAAATAATAGTTGGGCTGGCTGCCGCGCTGGCACCCGTGGGAGTCAATTGAGCTATAATGCCAGTACTACTGGGAACTGCTCCGCCACCGCCCAACAGGCCCTGACCTCCAGCTATGGTGCCAAATGTCACGGATCCCACAGTGAGCACATTTCCAGATGTGGTGCCCGTGAATTGTGTTGCGTTTACCGGAGTTGTGTATGTGAATGTGGGTGGACATACCGCCACTCCCCATAGATATCCTGTGGCAGTTGTCAAGGGCACACTTTGTCCTGCCACAGCAGTCATGGTGCCTGTTGCGGTTGTTTGGGCCAACAGACTCATACCATTCAAACTGGTTGGGCTCGTCACGCTCAACTGAGCATAGTTGCTGTCTAGGATAGCATACACATAGTAGAAACCAGCGGGCAAATTACCAATTGTGGTGCCCGATATGTTGATGTATTCGCCCACAGTCATATTCACTGTGGTACCAAAACGCACAGCATTGTTCAATGCTGTGGTGGCTGTGATTGTGGTGGTAAACGTGATGTTGGTGCTGATTGAAACTTGATTGCTTACGATACTGCTGATATAATATTGTGTACCAGCTATGATGTTACCAAAGCTGCCGCCCCCTACCACATACATGTTGCCGCCAATTGCAGTGCTGGTTGGAAAGAATTGTGGGCCGCTGGGTACAAGGCTAAGTGTCACAGTTCTTGCATCCACAACAGTTAATACATAGTACGTGGTTCCGGTAATTAATCCACCAAAATTTATACCAGAAAATGCCAGCGGCATGCCTGCAATCATGCCAACTGTGGTGCCCATGGAAATGTTGCCGTTGACATTGGTTGCTATGCAGTTGGTGGTTACTGATTGAAACGTGATAGGGCTGTTGACAGCAAGGCCCGTTACTGAATTTAATGTTATCAAATAGCCGCTTGCATTGGTAGCACTAGCTGTTAAGTTGATAACAGCATTGATGTTTGAGCCCGAATAAAATCCAGCTTGACGCAGTTGTGTAAATGCTGTACCGATACTGTCGCCGTTGTTGAAACCCACTTTGCCTTTGGCAATGTAAGTGAATGTTGTTGTGGTAGGAACGGTGTACACAATGAATGTGCCTTCTGCACGATCGAATCCTGTAAAGGCACTGTTCATACCAACTATGGTAAACGGTTGACCTACGGCATACCCGTGAGCAATACTGGTAGTAATAGTTATTAATGATTCTGCTGTATTGGCACCGCCGGTTGTTGAACTGGCATCAGATATAGCTGATGTAACAGCTAGGTCAGTTCCAGGAACTTCATAAGTTGCTGGGTAGTTACGCATTTGACTGATGGTCAACCACTTGGTAGGTTGCATACCATATTCAAAGTCAGCGTCTAGCAATGATTGTGGAGCGGCCACACGTTGACGTTCAAACGCATCTGTACCAATTTCTGGACTGCGCACATACTGGAACGGCTGTTCGTAGAAAATCTGTATGGTATCACTGGCACTCATACCAACTGTGCTGACAGCCAAGGTCATGAGAGTATAACCGTCTGCATTATCCAATGCAGTGGGGTAGTTGACAATATCAGCCGCCCTAGTAAACGATATTTGGGTGCCAGCAAATGCACTGTCGGCAAAGTTGTATAGTATTACGTTTCGTGTGGTATTGGTTATGACCAAAAACTGTTGTAGGTCATACTTGCCAGGTATTTCTATAGTGCCTGCTCCGGCAGCACCTGGTGTAAACACATATTGTCTGATTTGACTCTTTGCCATTAAAAATTCTCCGTTGCTATATTTATCGCGTTATGACCAGTTACCTACAATATTACCCGTACTTAGTGGTGATATCTTGAAGTAAGAACCAATACCTACTGTGGCCTGTACAGCGGCTGACAAACTGAATTGCGGGATAATTGTGCCTGCCACTGTGATGTTGATATACCCTTTAATGAATGCTATGCCGTTAGTTCCTGCGCTGTTGGCTACCAGTGTGGTATTGGCCGCTGTGCTGAATGTTTGATGAGGTGTACCAGCTGTGGATAAACTTGCGGATTTGTTAGCCTCGCAATAGTAATAGTAAGTAATGGTTGCTGTGCCGCCCACAGCAAACCCAAAACTACTACTGGTGTTGCTCATGCTAGACAGGTTAAATTGACATTCAAATTGATAAAGGCCGACTGGCAAGGTGATGGCTCCAGTGGTACTGGTGTTAAACAGTTTTTGTGCGCCTGTTTGATTCAATGTGGCTGAATATGCTGTAGTTAGCACTGTAAATTGTTCTGCGGCCACCACACTTCTTGTGCTGGCTGCTGGTGTTGCATAAAATACAGTACCGTCGTATTCAATTGCGCCTGCGGCCGCTGTGGTCAAGTTGGTGCCCGATACCATGAGTAGTGGGGCAATACTAGCAGAGCCTGCCGCTAGTTTGGCACCATTAATGGTTGTGGTTGTGCCAAAACTACTGCCAATATTGATTGTTGTGGTCGAGCCGCTGACGCCGCTCGTACCAATGTTTAGTGTTTTAGTAGTTGCTGTAAGTGTCGCACCTGTACCAATATTATAACTACTGGCGCCTGTACTGGCTGTGCAATGTTGACTGTTTGTGCGGCTGTAGTAGTATTTCCAATGTTGACTGATGTGGCGGCTCCAAATATGTTACCAGTTAGTGCGGCAGTATTGAACACACTGGCAGTGGCAGTACTGGTAGTACCAATACTCGGACTTGCACCATTCATGGTCAAGCTGGTGGCATTGGGCAAGGACAGCGTTGGATTATTGATCTGTGTTGATCCGGTAGACGCTCCGATAGCCACGGTCGTGGCCGCCCCAAATGCGTTAACAGTCAACAAGTTGGTATTGAATAGTGTCAATGTACCAGTACTGGAACTTGCGACAGTTGGACTTACACCATTGATGTTTAAAGTTGTAGCATTGCCCAATGTCACTGTGGCATTGTTGATTGTAGTAGTACCAGTAGCGGCACCAATTGCTACTGCTGTGGCGGCACCGAATGCATTTACACTTAAAATATTCGTATTCAGTACTGCGGCGGGTCCTGTTGTAGCTGTGGTTGCAATCGTTGGAGCGGCATTGTTGAGATTCAAGGTTGCGTTACTCAATGTAACAGTAGCACTGGCAATGGTTGTTGTGCCTGCATTGGCGGCACCCATGTTTAATTGAGTGCTGGTTCCGCCACCGAAGTTTATGGTAGTTGTGGTAGCATTAAACAGATTAACTGTTGTTTGTGTGGATGCAATGGTCGGAGTACCGGATCCATTTATGTTGAAAGCTGTGGCGTTGGCCAGTGTAACTGTGGCATTATTGATTGTGGTGGTGCCAGTAGCGGCGCCAATACCAATGGATGTGGCAGCTCCAAATGCTGAGACTCCAGTGGCAGTTGTGTTGAACAGTGTCACAGTTCCTGTTGATGTGGTGGCCAATGTGGGATTTGCACCGTTGTAGTTAACAGTTGTGACATTTGGATAAGTGATTGTTACACTGTTTATTGTGGTAGTACCGGTACTGGCGCCCAGTGTGGTTGCTGTACTTGCACCAAATGCATTAACTGTGGTTGCATTGGTATTGAATATGGTTGCAGTACTACTGGCACTATTGGTGGCAATTGTTGGTGCAGTATTGTTGAAATTAATGGTTGGCGTAGCAGTGGTTAATGTTATATTGCCGCCAGTGCTTATGTTGTTATTGATTGTGGTGGTGCCAGTAGCGGCACCCATATTGATTGTTGTGGCCGCTCCTGCAAAGTTCACTGTGGTAGCTGTGGTGTTTACCAGGGGAAAAGATGTGGCTGTTGTGGTGATACCGGTGTTTGCACCCAAACTGTTGTTCACTGTGGCATTGGTGGCAATTAGGTTGGCTAGAGTTCCAACAGTAGTCAAACTGCTGGTAATAACGCCACTTGCCAATGTGGTGCCCGTAATATTACCTGCACCAATACTGCCTGCGGATCCGCTCACACTGCCTGTAATGGTATTGGTCACTGTGAGGTTAGTCAGTGTACCCACACTGGTCAAACTGGAAGTTACCACTGTGGAATTAAGTGTGGTGCCTGTAAGTGTGCCAGCGGCTGCCGCGGGTACTTGACTCCAAGCAAACACACTGCCATTACTGCTTAAGAATTGATTGGCAGTTGAGGCTGCTGGCGAATTTATATAGGCAATTTGTCCAGTGCCTGTTTGATATACCAGTTGAAGATTACTACCGCCAGCTAGTGTAGTTGCTGTGCCGGCTGTGGTAGCTGACACAGCCGATTGCGCTGAAGTTGCGTTTGTGGCAGTGTTTGCAGTTACAGCATTGCCACTTATACTACCAATGATGGTGTTTGTCACTGTGAGATTGGCCAGTGTTCCAACACTGGTAAGACTGCTGTTTAAAATGTTTGGAGGTAATGTGGTACCTGTCAACGCACTGGCTGGAGTTGGTGTTGAATACAGTGTGGGATAATTCAAACTGTTCCAATGTGTAACACCATCGCCGTATTTGATACGACCAGTGTTTGTTTCTAACCCCGGCTCACCGGCCGCCAATACGGGATTAACTGCTGTCCAGTTAGCTGCCGAATCTCTTCTCAATTGTATCTGATATGTCATGCTAGTCCTTATGCCATTGCCGCTGCCATTGCGATGGCAAATGATCTTATATTGGTGCCACCAATTACAGCGCCAGCAAATGTGGGTGTTGCTGTTGTGCGCAAATCTTGCGGGGTGCCAACTGTTATGGTTGTTCCACTTGCACCTATGGTCACGCCGTTGTTGCTGGCAAATGTTAATGTGCCGGCATTTGCACTGATTGTGGCTGTTCCTGTAGTACCTGTAACAGTAAATTTAGCATTACCAGTGGACACATATCCAGCCAATGTAGTTGTCAATCCACTACTGCTTACATAACTGTTCAACGTGGTTGTCAATCCACTGCTTGTTACATAACTGGTTAATGCCGTTGTTAATCCGGTATTAGACACATAATTTGCGGCCAATGCTGTAGTGGTTGTATAGTTAGCTAATGCTGTATTTCTAGCACTAATGGTATCATAAGTTGATAATGTTGTTGTTAGGCCGCCATTAGTCACATAACCGGACAAGGTAGTAATTAACTTGGTAGCAGTTATTATGCTGGTACCGCCCAAGGTCACGCCGTTCATCAGTCGAATGGTGCCGTTGGTTACATCGTAAACCACATCGCCCGGAGCATAGGTTAGCCTATCTAAGTCGACGCTATCGTATGGTACTAATTTTAGTGAATGTACGGTTTTGCTCATGAATACCAGTCCTTATTAACTAGTATTTAACCGTTTTTATTCTTTATGATAGTACTGATAGTTGACTGAGGTTTCGTTTTCTTTATGCACTGTAGCCCCGTTTTTCAAGTGAAATCTACGGGCCATTTCAGTCTGGGGACTTAGGGTAACAATGTCTTTCACATCCGAAAATTCTTTAAGAATCCACTCGGCAGCCTGTTTGATCAGTTCCGCGCCTGCACCAGGTTTGTAACTCCAGATAGTGTAGAATACCGCAGTATCTTTGCTTTTGTCCATGCTGATGAGATCTGCTTCATCTTTGGGAATATCTTTGAGCCATTGCAAACAGGTAGCGGCTAAAATTTCTTCTCCTGCACGAAGTATCAAAATTTCAGCGGCTTCGTTGATCCTCTGATCCATAGGAATATGTGGTCGAACAGGATCGTCTTTAACAACTTTTGTTAACGGATCGTCTAGACTGCGTAAGTGGTATAGTTCCATGGTGTGTCATCAGTATAATATACATACTTATCTCTTTGGCTAAAATTACAAAGATTTACGAGTCGTCAGTTGGTAGATTATTTAACAAGTCTCTTAATTTACTACTGGCCACTTCTGCACGTACTTTTGGTGCCGGCGCACCCACTGTTGGATCTTCTTGTGCTACCGTTTGACGTTGCTTAATACTGTTCAGTAGTGTACTGCCTGCACTTTGACTGTTGTGATTTCCATAGCCATCTTCTTCTGCCAAGTCACTGATACGCAAACTATCAACATCAAACTCTAAATCAATCTTCTGCCCAACACCACTGCTTGAACGTGTTTTCATCAGTTGAATTTGATAGCGTCCCCGCTCACGCATGGCACGACTTGTAAAAATACCAAACACGTTATCCGCTGTTTGAATCTTGCTTAATCCGCCGCTAATATGACTGTGATCAAACTCAACTTCTTCCACAGCACCACGATTCAACTGCGCCGCAGTTACAAAAATACACTTCTTTTCCATGGCCAAATTGCGCAATTCTTCCGATACATATTTGTCCTTAACAAACAAGTTTTCAGCACTGATTTTCTTACCCATGGGCATTAACAAATCTAAATAATCAACCAGTAACACATCAACCTTACGATCCATCTTGATTTCATATTCCTTAAGATATGCACGAATATCATTTGCAGTCTTACCACTCGGCATATATTTCACTTGATAAGTTCCGCTTTTCTTACCAATCATTTTGATCTTCATTTCTACGTCATCGATATTTTTAAAAATCTCGCGAGTAGCCAATCCCGTTAGCATAGCATCCATGCGCATACTGACTAATTCTTCGCTGAGTTCCAGCGTTAAGTATACCACATTCAATCCTTGCAACGCCCAGTTGATACCCAAGTTAGCCAAGAACAACGATTTACCAGCACCAGATCCTCCGGCAAAAATATTAAGTTCTCCTCGGTTCATACCACCAAACAATTTGTCATCGACGGCTTTCCATCCAGTTGAAATTTGTCCGTTGTTGTCTTTGATTCGCATGAGTCTGGCACGTGGGTCTAAGAAATAGTCAGTGCCCATGTCTTTGGTCAAGCCTACTTGTACTGCGGCCTTGATTTTTTCTTCCACAGGACCGTACTCACCTTTCTCCAGCAAATCAGCACTTTCAAGAATCGCTCGCTCAAGACCTTTGTGTCGAATAAAAGTTTCAAAGTCACTCATTAACCAATCAAAGTGTTCATCTTTTAAATTTTCGGCGGGTTTGAAACTCTGACTGGTTGCCGCATTAATAATATCTATCGTAGGTAATATGCTGTGATCTTCCACATACTTTTTCATAAATTCTGCGGTGGTTTGCAGTTTGCGATCAAATAGTGTGGGATCAAAGATAGATTGGCAACGCACAAAGGTGGTTGCATCACTCAACATCATTTCCAAGTACAATTTCTGTACATCATAACCGTATTCTATATTTTGTGCCATATGCTATTATACTTTCTAATTAAACACTTTAACACCATAATGGCGTTCGAAGTTTTTTGAATCTGCATGGTCGTTCACCATGGGTTTGCCTTTGATATTTAAACTGGTATTAAGTAGCATAGGGCATCCAGTCTCTTTGTACCATAACTCTAACAGTTTTCTAAACGGGCTGCCATCATCCGGTACAGTTTGTACACGACTAGTTCCATCACAGTGAGTGATAGCAGGATAAAGCTGAGGATGCCTACAACGAGCGACCACTTGCATATACCTACTGCGATCCCAACCGCGAGGCATATCAAAATACATATCCACAAGCTCTTCAAGTATCGCCGGAGCAAAAGGTCTAAATTCTTGTCGTTGTTTGATTGCATTTACCTTATCCTTTATATCTTCACCGCGGGGATCTGCCAATAAACTTCTATTGCCCAATGCTCTTGGTCCAAATTCTGCACGTCCGCGAGCTAGTCCACAAATTTTGTTTTGTGTAATATATTCTACAATTTCTTCATTGCTCACACGATACCCCATATCGTAACCTAAGAAATTATTGGACCAATCTGTAGAATCCTTCCATGTAGGATGTTTTGCCAGAACTGCACCTATAGCACTACCCGCATCTCCTGGGTTGGGCATAATCCATGTTTTATCAAAATAATTACCTGTGTAACGATTAGCCAAGCAATTTAACGCACATCCTCCCATGAGGACTAAATTTTTACTTTTGGTTAATTTCTGTGCCAATTCTAATGCATTACAGAATAAATGTTCATACATTAGTTGAGTACTGGCGGCGATTTCGAAACTATCTGCAATGGTTAAATCTGGACGCCAGTTTTGACATCCTCTGTGCAAGTTCTTTTTAAATTTAAATTTATTAGGATCTTGTATAAAATCAGTATACATGGCGTGTAGATAATCTTTATGACGTCCGTATGCACTCATACCCATAGTGATATATTCGTCTTCATTGGGTTTTAGTCCAATACGCTGTGTCATTGCACTATAAAATAAACCAATACTGTGTGGATAACTTCGACTCCATACTTTCTTAAGTTTGTCTCCAGTGCCTTGCCATATAGTCATAGTTTCAAATTCGCCAATGGCATCTATGACTAAAACACATGCTTCATCGAATCCACTAGTATAATATCCGGCGGCCGCATGACTATGATGATGACTAACATACTCTATCGGAGCATTGATTTCATAACGGGCCATGTAAATATCGATATCGTTGTCTCTACGTTTCCAGCCCTGCCCAGCCCATAATTGTCTAAGTGTTTTCTTAAAGGGTTGTTCATACCAATACACCTTTCCGGGATCTCCAAATCGTTTGGCATAGGCAACTAATTCTTTATTGAGATCTCTATCATTCTTTACACCACTGAATCGTTCGGCGTGACTAGCAAAGACTAGTTTTTCGTCAGCAAACACAGCCAGTGCCGCATCGTGACTGTTGGCGCTTATTCCCCAACTGATCATTTGTAGATAAACGGATCTCTTTTCCGTAGTTCCTCTAGTTTTTTCTTATACATCTTGTGATCTTGCCAACGATGCCATGGCCACAATAACAAATCAAGTATTTTGTTCATGTTGTTCCTTAAACCATTGTTTTACTCGTAATCTAATTTTCAGTGCGTTTGATTCTTTAGCACTTACGATTAACCATAATGTTGCCAGTCTTCCTAGCTTGATGACAGCATCATTAATATCTTTGACACCGTCTGGCCAATCTGGCATACTTACCGACCAGCCATATTCGATTGCCTGTTCTACAGTACGTGGGCCTTCATGATCCTTGTCCGGCACTAGTATTAGTTCTTTGCCTAATTGCTTAAGCAACCAATTCTGACTGTCTTTAATTTCTGCGCCCAGCAATGCACATCCATCAATACTTAGTGCATCAAACGGCCCTTCACTCACAATCACGAACTCTCTATCGTCCAGTTGATTGTCTAAATTAAACACATAACCAGGTTGTTGCTCACTCAAATATTTAGGTTGAACATCATTCACAGCACGGGCGGTCCAACCTACAATTTCGCCTTTGTATAAGAATGGGATAATAATTCTGTTATTAAATCCAACCTTGTTAGTATGATAAAACGGATAAGCAAGTGGATCTATTTTTCGTCGAGCTAGGTATTCTACTACATTATAAAACGCCGACGGAATTTCATAATCCTCATCAGTCATCTTGAGAAATGTCTGCCATTCGGCAAAACTTTTAGAATCTAATGGCAGTGCTCTGGTATCAAACTTAGGAATTATTGTGCGAACTTCGGTAGTGTTGTTGTCGTCTAATCTAAGTGCTTCCAACCTCAGCTGACTAATAATATCATCCGGAATATTAAGATCCCGCATGAATTTATTCATGTTCTTACTGATATGCCTGCCAGGTTGCCAACTGCATTTGAACCCGCAGTTGAAACAGTGATAGCTAACTGCATCCCCTGCATTGACAATAAATCCGCCACGCTGTCTTTTGTCGTCACAACACACCGCGTTAAAGCTAATCCAACCGCTTGGAGTTTGTTTACGCTTGCCAGGTAAATGTGCTTGGAGTGTCTCGGAGATTAGGCTCATAGCCTAAGTATAACAGATTTTTTGATTAAGATCAATAGCTAACTGTAACTGTATCAACCGTTCCGTAGTATAATAGAGCATTTTGTTGACTACCAAATTGCCAAATGTCTGGATATTTCCAACTCACTCTAAAGTAATTATATTTGCCCACAGTTCCGGTAAAATTCACAGTTTGAGTAGTTGCACTGGTACTAGAGAATGTTTGAAGTTGTGTAGCATTTCGAAATGACTCTACACTCACTGTACTATCTTCTGTTGCTTCGAGATAAAGATTACCTACAAATCCAGTTAGACTGATTGCAAAATTTACGGTAGAAGTTGGTGTTGCTTCGTAAAATTTAGCTGGTATTGCACTGGTATGATTGATAACATTGCCCATGAAATTAATTTCGCCACTAAACTTATCATAAACAATGCTACTTCGAGTAACCGGTGTTGCAGAACCAACTACTTCAATTGTACCAACTGCATTGAATCTACTGTCTGTATAAAGTGGTATTGTGTTAGTACTTGAATCAGTTGCTGTGACACTGTATTTTAAAAACTGGTGTGCTACACTGGCAGTATCTGCGGCAGGAATAGTTACTTTTCCAATTCCTGTGATACTAGTAGTGCTGATAGTATACGGACTAGTTGCCAATCCCTTGCCGCTAGAATCCATTACATTTAATCGTAAATTTGTTATTGACGGAGTGGTAACTAGGTCCAGTCTTTTCTGGTCAGCGTTCTGAATGTCAAACTCAATGACATTGGCAACACCTTTGTAAATCTTAATTGTTTTTGCGTACACGACTGTATTCTCCGTTGTGAATCCTGCCAAATCGGCCAAGAGTATGACTCTGTTTGGGTATAAATAACTTTGGATTTTTTGCATTTGGCAAGGACCTTTAATAGTATTTATGGCAAAATTAAGAGACAATATAGAACAAAATTTACCTTTTATCAGCGTAATCAACTACGGTGAAAATGAGTATGTCGGCATCATAATAAATCAAGATCAGTTTGTTACCAGCTTTTACGATTTAAACGCCATCAAGACTCCCGAAGAAAAAACAGTGTTTTTAGACATCGGCGAAACTTGGTGGTGGGAAAGCAATCGTCAATTCCCCATTAATATTTTCTGTAGAGAGCAAATATACCCGTTTAGTTACTGTATAAAAACATTCAACAGCAAAGATGTAAGAGTATTATTGGGACCGGTCGTGAATCTCATGAATTTAACTATGAAACGTGTAAAACGTAAATCAGTTCAACTCGTCAGAAAAGTTCGTTAACTTTTCACAGATTAAGTTCATCTGTACAACCACCACGTGTGCATACGCAACTGCGTGGGCCTTCTTAAAATAGTAGTCATCATTCTCCGGTTTTGTCCAAACTTCCATCATCACCGTGGTCCATTCTTTCCCAATCAGATAACGTTTCGCGGGACGTATCATTGCTAATACAGCGGCCAGTTGTTCTATCGAGGTGGGTTTCATTTGCCGCAATATAGAACCATGCCCGTTCACGTGAAACAGCTTGTTGACGAAGTCGTCTTCTAGTAAAAGATCCCATAGAGGGTCTGTCTCCAATAATTTAGTCAAATGCTCTTTGTTTTTTACACCTTCGTACACACTGACATTTAAAAAGTCTATTTTAAAATATCCGCGATCTTCAGCAGTTTTATAATCTATAGTACTCATTCCAGTGATTGGGTTGTACGGAATAGAAGTACAATATATGCCGGTATTGTGTTTTTTAAAAGTACTATCGAGACTGGCATCCACGTGTTTTAACACAGCTAGTGCTTGAGTTCTATCGGCAAAATCTAAATCAATATCTGGCATTATAGGTCCGATTCTCTAATAACTTCTTTCACAAATTCCACATCCGCTGGCAATTTTTTAAAGCGATGGACCCAGAAAGGAGGATCAATCATTGCACCCACTGCGTTCAATTGTTCATCGTTGAATTTTTGTAACATTGCTTTGCCATTGCCACTATGCAACACCAACCAAGGACTAATCTTTCCATCTTTGATATCAAAACAAGCACGACTGAGACTAACATATAGAAAATAATGATTCCATGGCGCAGAATTGGCATCTCCCCATGCTACCATATGACTGATGCTTCGTTGAAGAGCTGTTTCTGCTGGTTCTGTCTTGATCAAGTCAATCACATATTTTTCGTACAACTCTTCTCTACACCAATGATCTAGTTTTACTCCGCTGTGTACCACATAGGTAATAAATTGATCGGGATACAATGGATTTACATTGCTAACAAAGCTACCAAACTTTACAAATGCGTTGTAGTACGGACTTTTTGCAAACTCTTCATACGACTTGTCTTTGTACATTGTGGGCTGTGCAAACTTATAAAATTTGTTGAATGTATCATATGCCAATACCACATGCCTTTCTGATTTTGCAAGAGATCGACGTTTTTGCTCACAAACATGGACGAATAGAGTTTTTTCTCGAGTAAAATTACTACCACAATAGGTACATTGATACGAAATATTTTCAGTTTCTAGTTTCATTTCAGTCGCTTGGCAATATCAGCTTCTTCCATACCATATTTTCGTGCAAGCTCTTTAATTTCTTTATCTGTAGAAATCTTTGCTAATACTGCCAACTCGTCGTGTTTCAAATGGGGCATTAATTCTTCTAATAATTTTATTCGCTTGCCACCGGTTGTTTTCTTTTTACCGATCCATTCATGGAAGAACACAGTTTCTCCGTTATAACTGCACATGCACAACAACAACCATAATAACTTGGGATGTTTTTGTAAACTGTTCCAATGCTTGTTAAAGTACTCATTCACAGTTAATACAAAATGTTCCTGTACTTCGCGCTTTGGAGTTTTAGCACTGCTCACATATCTATTTAAAATAAAGAACTCGCTCTTAAGGCTTTTCTGTTGTTCGGGTGTCATTTCATCCCATGCCTGTCTCACATTCATATCGACGAATGCTAACTTTTCCTTAAGTTCAATTTTATCACTCATAGTTTGTCTTTGCTCAGTTTGTATATCATTATAACACGATCAAGAGCTTTTTGTAAAGTGGGATTGGTTTCAGCCATGCGATGAATTTCACCCCACATCTTACTTTCCTGTATCTGTTCGTATAACGGTTTACCAGTGCGAGTTCTAGGATCAAAATTTGGATCCGTAGGGTCATATTTCCAACCTATAGCTTGTCTAGTGATAGGATCGGCACCAAATTCTCTGGCATACGTCACACCATCTGTCCTCTCGTATATGTATTTTGCACCTGGTTTAAGATTGCCCATTCCAATTTTCCTTTACAAAATTACCGCTGATAGATATGCGTAAACTGTCGCGGTCCCTAAAAGGATACACATAGTGCGTGATTTCAGATGGGAACATCAATAGCATACGTTCTTCTGGATATACCAGTGCTTGTGGCGGAAATAGGCTGTTTGCATGTCCATAATTAAATTGTATAGCACCTTCCACATAGTCGATACACTGTCTACGCTTGCCTTCATAGTTTTGTAGGTACTCGGGAATTTTAAGATAAATCACATAACTAATGATGCCAGTATGGTTATGTACAGGTTGGAATCCGTCATGTGCTTGAATGTTGATCCACTGATTAAGTAATCTTAGATTGTTTTTTCCTATATATTCAATCACATGTTTCGACAGTTGATTTTCTACAAATTGCTTGTGTGCTGGCTTTAAAAATTCAAAATCTCTACCGCCAAAATAATTTTCATTTTGATATAATTGGTTGTATGATTCCAAATGATTTTCGTACTGATCCAACAAGAACTTGTAAAGTTCATCGGATATAGTGCTTTGGTATATCTGTATACCAATTGGTATCATTTTCATAATTATTGTTTCGGTTCAAAATCCAATGGCACCAACTTGGCATCGAATGCCATAACTGTTCTGTAACCTGGGCCTTTCCAAGGATAAACAGTGTGTGGAACATGGCTGGGGAATACTATCACAGTGCCGGGAATAGGCTTGTATTTCCATACATCTTGCATGACAAATTTTCTAATGTCTTTATTTTGTGGCAGTTGGAATAGTATTTGACCGTCTGACGAATTGGCAATATCGCCATCGATATCGGGAGCTGTGATATAGATATTTCCGCTAAGATGTCCGTCTGGATGACTGTGCATCTCTTGGTAGTCTCCTTCTTTCTGACGTATGGTCCAGATGCTTGTAATCAATGGCTTGCAGTATTTTAATTCTTCCTTGCCAGATTGTTGTGTAATGATATCCATATATCCTTTGCACAATGTTTCCAGATAATATACCAACCACAACACATCGATACCAATGGGGTTGGGATAAACGTGGATCTGTTGGCCTCCGCGAATACTCAGTCCTGGATGTGTTGAATCATCGTGTTCCGGTCTAGAGTGCATGTCGTTGACCAGACTCAACATACGACTAAATTCCACTGCCGGTATATCGTCGATTGCTAAAATTGTAGGTTGAAAATAAGCAACTTTCAGTGTCATAATATTTTATCCAATTGAATAATTTCATTCTGTCTTGATATTTCTTTTACAAAATACACACAGTCTGGCTTGTCTCCTTGTCTAATCGGAGTGGCCAATAGCTGGCTGTTTTTCATCTTTGGAAAATACCATTTGACGTCATTGTAAAAATTTACAATTTCTATTTTTTTAAATTCTACTCTAAAACTACTGAGAGGGTTAAAACACAGTGCTTCAAATCCTCTATCGTTCAAGCTGGTTAACGGCAAAATTTCAATGTCACAGCCACTAGAACTATCACCAACTGCTATGCTCCAGTCAATGGGCATTGCAATTTCGTTACCCCCGATATTTAATACCATAGCAGGTGCGTTGAATGATTCTAGGAATATCAACGGCATGAAGAAAAAATCTGGCTCGTTGGGATTGCTGTTATCCAGCACCGCGAATCTGGTATTTTCGTCCACTTCCTCTGGTAAATTGTTCAGTGAGAACGTTTGATTGTCTAATGTTAGTATCTGCATGATTCCTTATTTTTGCCAGTCCACTTTCTCTAAAGTAAATGGATACTTGGCGTCCTTGTAAAATTTCTTCCTTGTTGTGAGATGACGTTTTGCAAATTTACAAGTTGAAGTTATGTCCCAGATTTGTACAAAGTCTTTGTCTTCTGCCTTACGGATACCACGTCCTATACTTTGAATAACTCTGACAAACGATTTGCCAGGCTCCAAAAGAACCAAGTTAAAGATACGAGGTATATTGATACCAACAGCCGCGACACCATAGGTCGCGACCGTAACTTTATTATCCATTGTTGCATGTTCTTTGTACTCCTCTTTTCTTTTTGTTCCCTTGACTTCACCTGAAATAAACACTGCACCGTCTATCATCTCTGTTAGTAATTTGCCTGTATCAATCCTATTGACTAGGATAAGTGTGTTGCCTGATTCCGATAAGCCTTTAATTAATTTGCTAAAATATGTCATTCTGTCTTTGTTAGTAACAAGATATTTTAATTCTTCTTGGTATGTTTTGAATTCTGGTATGTCTATTAATTGTAACACATTCACATGTAAATTACTTAATATTCCCATCTCTTGTAACTCATGTGCTTTGATGCCGCCAATTACTGGGCCGATGCTGGCAAATATGGGTTCCGATTCAAATGCATCTTTAGGCACAGTTCCGGTCAAACCCCAACGTATGGGAGCGTTGCATAAGTTTTGTGTAAGTAGATTTTTCAGTACTTCCGCTTTGGCCATATGCACTTCGTCAACAATCACAGTTTTGACACCGTCAAGAAATTCTGCCAGGGTGACAGCAATATCAGCATCCCAGTTCTTGGATTTTTTATCTAAAATATTAAGACTTTGCCAAGTACAGATAGTGTGAGTACGTCCCAAATCTTTACGGTCGCCATAGTACACCCCCACATCCAATCCCACGTTAACGAAATCCTCTTCTGTTTGAGTAACAAGGTCTTTGTTGGGTACAATAACGATTGTGCGCCCAAATTTTTCACAACAATGCGACATGGTTGCTGTCATAATAGTTTTGCCAGCGCCAGTTGCCACTTCCTGTAAACTTTGTGTGTTGGTGAAAAATCTGTTGACCACTTCAACTTGATCCGCTCTAAGCACAATAGGTTGGCCAACATATCTATGTCCTTCGGGCCACACTTTACCTTGTTCTGCCCAGTAATTTTCATTGATGGGCTCAAATGTTATTTGTTTGGTAGTACGCAAATCATCCAGTTCGTCGATGCTGATGTCCATGTCGCCAAGTATGCTTAGGCATCGCTCCAGTTGACTGAGATAGCCATTTCCGCCAAGACCAAACATGCTGACTTTGCCATCCCATCGACCTAATTTGTATGCTGGACGATATCTCGCAGTGGGATCCTCATACTTGAATGCGTTGGCTAATTTTTTCCGTGCATCAAGACTCAAGTTTTCAAACTTGATATTCACCTCGTCTTTGATTATTAATTTCACCGCCATGCGCCGGCCTTTGAACTTTCTTCCATTGGCTGTTCGGATGCGTAGTCTATGATAAGATCACAGCAGTTTGAATAAACAGCAGTTTTGCCGTGTCTACTGCCCAGGCGCGGGTCTATATTGATAATGCTCATTGGTGTCCAGGAACTTTTTAAGAAAAACTTTGGCAGTTTTCCACTCTGTACAACAGCCACTTGGGTGGCATGATCCAGCATTTTATTATACTGCTTGATCGCAATGTCTTGGTTGAATTTTTTACCGTCTTCGGTATTTGCCAACCTAAAATAAATGCCGATATTGTCAATAATTTCATTCTTTTCTAAAGCACAAGACAGTATGTTCAAATGCTCTTGGAACTTTACTGTGTCTTGTATTTCAAAAACCAACAACAATGGTAGTCTATGCAGTTGTTTTAGACTGGTAACAATATCAGACAACGAGTGCTGATTCTTGTCAATCCATACTCGTGTTTTAGATCTATTGGCTATGTGTTCAGTTAGGTTTTCACCGTGATTTTTAGACATATTTGTTGTGAACCTATATCGCATACTACGGTCTACTAGGATCAGTGGATTGCTAAAAATATCAGTATCTATGTCTTGTGCAAGATGTTTATGAAAGGTCTTACTGGCTATGTTGTCTATGAAGAACTGATTTTCAGCTTCGGACCTTGACCAAGATTTTATGGTGGTATAATAGTTTGTGATGGTTAAATCGATCTCAAACTGCAACGGTTCTAACATCTCGTACAAGGTAATGATATTTTTTTCTGTCAATGCCACCTTGAATGTTTTAAACCCTTCAGCTTGGGCAAACTCTTCCAGCACTGACATTTTGGCATTTAATAATTTTCTAATCTGCGAATTGTAGGTCACTTCAATCACCAAACACGGGTCGTCTGTGCCATTGTTTTCAATAAAAAGTTTCTTTACGGATTCTACAGGTCTGAACAATTTTAACCACACGGGTGTAGTTACAGCTTCCTCTATCTCCAAAGAAAAATTGCTTAATTTTTTCTGATTCTCTTTTAGAATTTTTAAAATCAGTCTAGCCTGATTCTCAGTAATATAAAAATTACCAGTAATAGTGTCATATAGACTCGTTAATGTACTAAAATCTTTCTTGTTAAGATTGGCCCGAGTGTACACTTCCTCTTCTTTGATAATTTTATATAATAACTGATCTACGTTCATATGTTTAAGTATACGCTTACTATTTTCAAAGGTCAACCGGTTAGAAAAAAATAGGCCTCAGTATTATTTAAGGCCTATGGTGATGATTTTGGGAGAATTGATTAGAGACTGGAATCTTCCATGCCTGCAACACGCAATTTAACAATGTTGGTAATCATCCATTGTTTTTGATCCAGTGCCTTGGTTATGCTCAACCACTTGTTGCGTAGCAAGGCAAATTCGTTGATGATTTTTTCAAAGTCAACAACATCCGACTCACCCTCAACATAGCGTTCACAATCTCTACTGCTGAGAGCACGTTGATAGTTTTCGAGATATTTGCGAAAGTGACTGCTTTTCAATCTTCGTAATTCAATGTTGAGATATTCTAATATAGCTTCAATTTCCTGTAGTTGACTGAATCTCTGTTCAACCACACCGGGCATTGCGGCCGCGGCACGTTCGATATTGCCACTAACACGACATTCAGATTTTGCCACCAGTAATTCAGTTTCAAAATATTCTGCCGCATCGGGTATATTAGAAATGTCTTTAGCTACACTAGAATACCAGCCCATTAAAACTCCAATTCGTCAACGTCGTCTTCGTCAGATTCTTCATCCATGTAGTATTCGATTGCTTGATCTAGTACCGGATCGATGCCAATCGCACCTTGCATGACTCTGTCTGTTGTGCCAAAGTCAGCAAGTAGATCAACATATCTCTCTGCCGCAGTTTCTAACTGTTTCTTTTCAATAAATTCGGTAAAGAACACCCAGATGTCACCGACTTGTTGTTCATTCAACATTATCTTCTATCTCCTCAGGAATGGTAGTTGTTGTCAAAGTTTTGATATGAAATTTATTCATTATCATATCTAATTTATCATCTTTCCATTCTTTTCGATAGAATTTGAATTCCTCACCTGTCTCTGGATCAATCCACTTGAGTCTGTTGCCTTCCTGTTTCAACAAGCCTGCCTTCTCGCACATGTCCACCATGCCGCTATAAGGATTCATACCAGTTTCATATGGAATTTTAATTTGCACAGTTTCAAAAGGCTTGCTGTAACGAGTCTTCATGATCTTGCATGATGCACGAATGCCCATTACCTCGCTTATTTTATTGCCATCCTCATCCTCTTTGAGTTTGAGTTTTTTCATGGCAACAACGATAGAACTTGCATACACAAAGCCTTGTCCGCCCGAGATCTTGTCATCCGGATCAAACATGTCTTGTGATGCATAGGTGTGGTTTGTACATACCATGCCCACATTGTAACTGCCAAACATGTTCACACAGTTGCGAACAAGACTTGTGAGTGCTTTAGGTTTACGGCCCATGTCTCCTTTCATGTCACCAGCCTGGAACTGGTTAATGTCAGTAGGGGTAAGCAACATACCCAATGAGTCTATGACAAATAAGACTTTGGGACGCTCTGCCATTTCTTTGTACTCTTTCATGAATTCATGAATGGTTCTAGCCACATCATCGATCATGGCCATGTTGAGTTTAAGAAGTTTTTCTTCACTTGTGTCTACACCAAGTGCGTGTAGCCATGTTTCGTCCAGTGCATTTTCTGTGTCAATCAAGATAACATAGATGCCCTGTGCTTGTGCGTTGCGTACTAGATTGCCTGAACAGATAAAACTTTTACCTGCACCCGACTCACCAGCAAACACAGTGACCTTGCCCAAAGGAATACCTTTGTGGAAGTCACCACTGATCAAGTAGTTAAGTGTATAATTACCGGTACTGATCCAATCTGTTGGATCGTTGAATCCAACACCGAGACCATCAATTGATTTGGTCAAGGTCTTTCTAAATTTCGATAAATCGAAGGCTTTTGTGGCCATAAGTTAATTCTCCTAAATGATGAGTAAAGGGCCGAAGCCCTTTACATTATGCTTTTTGACGATTACGGATCATGGCCAAGATATCTTCGGCACGTGATTCGCCACCAGCTGGTGCAGTTGCTGCCTTGGGAGCAGGAGCCGCTTTGGCCACTGGAGCATCATCTTCGTCATGCGCTACAGGTGCTGTAGCTTTAGGAGTTGACTTGACAGGATCACCAGTATTTTGGCTCATACCTGCTGGCTTGAAGTATTGTCCCCAACGATCCATGTCATATGGTTCGCCGTCAACACTTGCTTCAAACATTTCTTTCATGACCTTGAGTTCAACTTCACCTGGCTTCTTGGGCAAGAAGTCATTCAAGTTATACAAACCATGCGTTTTGACAGCCGCATTTTCTGTATCACTCAAAGGACGCTCACGACGTGCCCAACTGGAAGTTGAGTAGTCAGCATAGCCGCCTTTGGAAGTTTTCTTCATGCGATAGTCCAAGCCATGCACCAAGTCAGTTGGCAAGTCTTCCAATTCTGGATCCACCAAGGCCGCACGGATTGATTGAAAAATCTGTGGACCAATAATGAATCTGCGGATTGGATTTTCTGGAATGTCACTTGCTTGTTCGCCAAGTCCGTCTTCAACGACGAAACCTTGGAAAATGTAACTGCGTTTTTTCCAGTACTTACGACCCATATCTTCCAGTGCAGGGTCTTTGAACCAGCCACGCACTTCACTCAAGATTGGGCAAGTGTCGCCATACATTTCCACGCAGGGTACTTGTACCGTGATTGATTTGCTTTCGCTTTCACCTTTGATTCCGGCGAATGGCAATTTGATCATTGCACGTTCTACCCAGAAAAAAGTGTTGTCAGCGTTACCGTCTGGTAAGAATCTAAGTGTAGATTCGCCGCCTTCTTTTAGATTCCAGAATGGGTAAATTGATTTGTCCCCACCGGATTTGTTTTCCGAACCACGTTGTTCAGATGCCTTTAGTTTTGCTCTAATTTCAGCCAAAGATGCCATAATTGTTCTCCTTAAATATGCCTTTGTTTGCCTAATATTGTTTTACACCCTGTAAAACAAAAAGTGCATACATGTTATTGTACGCACTTTTATTTAGTAAAGCAAGAGAAATTATGCTCTAAATGTGAGCGGTTTACTCAATTATCTCAGTCCAGCGATCCTGCGCATTTCGGCAATGCTTTCTTCAAAACTTTCAAGTTTTACAGAACCATCTGGATTTCTTGGTGCAGTAGCGCGGTCTGCATCAGTAATTCCAAGATCAACACTGCTTGGAGCCTGTGTATTTTGTTCTGCTTTACTTGCTCTTGCTTGGAGGGCTGATGATATCTGATAGACTTTATCAAGAGACGCCCTTGCTTGCGTCAAAGCGGCTTGCAATCCTTGGAATGATACTTCTGATGTTAATATTACTGGCATGATATTTCCTTATTATCTATAATGCACTAAACTTACTATACGGTTTAATTCGTCTGGTTGAAAACCAACTGACTCTTTTACGTCTTTAGAAAATGTATTTAATTTTACAGAACCATCTGGATTTAGTGGTGTCGTTGCATCTACTTTGGCGCCGGGGTCGCCGAGTTTTACAGAACTATCTGGATTTTTTGGTGCAGTAGCGCGGTCTGCATCAGTAATTCCAAGATCGATAGCCGTGCCGTTTCCATCGGCTACCCACCCTTTTATACTTGCAGATCCGGTAGGTGCGGCCTGCATGCCTTTCCAAAATCCCAGCCCTGCGGGTTTGACATACTGCACTATTTTTATCTGTGGCCACTTGGCAATGGCATCTTTCAGTGGCTGGTCCACAAAGTTTGTTCCTTGTTTGTACATGGCCATGCTTATTGCTCTACCGGTGCTGGTGTCAGTACTACCAGCATCTCTATTGTTTGAATCGCCATAATAGAACACACCGTCTTCTTTGCCAATCACAGTCTTACCTGGTGGTACTTCATAACGACTTACGACCCTACTTCTAATAAGTGCCATGGCAGATTTTTGAGCGGCGGCTGCTTCTCGTTCGTCTGCGAATTTTTGAGATTCAGCTCGTCGATCTTCTTCCGATGAGCTTTGAGTTGCGGCAGCACCGTTTGCCGCAACCGTAGTTGCACTAGCCGCCGCACCGTCTGCTGGTGGTGCTGGTGCTTTTATAGTATTGGCCGCAATAGTGCCGTTAGCTTTCAATCCATTATATACATTAATCAATTTAACCAATTCTGGATTGTTTTCAGCACCTTGCTGGCCTAATTTTTGGGCTAGATCTTCCAGTTCTAGAACTTCGGCAGGAGTTATCCCTTCATGCAGTATACCTTCAAGCAATTTTATTTTGTGTAAAAAGTATATGGCAGGATCTCGATTTTCTTGTATAGGAGCGCCAGTACTGGCCTTGTCAATTAATTCTCTAAATCTATTAATTTGGTCTGCTTGAGTTTTATTTCCGTTTAGTCTAGCAATTTCAGCCGGATCGATTATCATTTGAAGGGTATTACCATTACTGCTGGTATTAGATTTTTTTTGTCTAGTGTCTTTGGCAGGATCGATCAGGTTGTTTTTTATAAGCAGTTCCAAGGAGGATTCGCCCCAGGACTTAGCAAATTCGTCCACTGTTTTTAGATCTTGATTTATCGAATAGGCCCATATTGCAAGCATGCGGGCGTATGTACGTTTTGGTTCCACCGTGTCCCAGTCGGCAACAGTTGTTAGAGGAATCAATTTTGGTGGTTTGCCTGTAGAGATCTGTTGGCCTTGGGGAAATTTGGCTTCAAGTGCGTCAATTGCTTTCTCTCTAGCTGATTTAAATATAGCAGGGTTGGCTTCTACTGCTTTTTTGGTATCTTTACCATATGCACCATCAACTGCATCGCCTGTAAACCCTAGTTTTTTCTGAAGCGCCTTTACTGCGGTTTCGGTATCTGTGCCAAAATTGCCGTCAGCAGACGTTTTTCCATTTTTCTGTGGAGCTAAAAATCCACCGGCAATTAGATTTGTCTGTAAGGCCGTGACCTCATCACCAGACATGCCACGTCCCACTGTTCCTGGTTTCCAAGTTCTGGCGCTACTGTTGTTGGACCCGGTTCTAGTGTCTTTGATTAGGTTGTATTTTACCAGAAGATTTATATCACCTTCGTCCCATCCTCGGGTGCTAGAACGTGACAGCAATTTCTCTATAGAGGTCTCACCTTGATTTATTTCATATGCAAGTTCAGCGAGACCACGTTTAAATGTTGACTTTGGATTTGTACTTGACTGTGGATTAACTGCTGTCACCGGGACCTTTCTGTCGCCAAGATCAGTTTTTTCGCTATCTGGTATCAATGCCTCAAGTCGAGCAATTTCGGCAGCTCTACCATTATCATTAGTTTCTTGATTATTGCCTGATGGTATTTCAACATAATTAATATTGATACCTTTCACCCAACGGGCTTTGGGATAATTTTTTTCAATATCAGCCTTTACGGCTGCGGGCTCTGGATATGGTGGCTGAACATTATCATAAGTCTGAATGTGGCCGCCGTCTGCCACACTTGTCACAACTATTTTATAAAGTTTTGCCATACTTATTGTCTACCTGGAAAACCCTGAACAACAGGTGCTGGAGTAGCAACATCATTTTGCTGACCATTCGGCTGTGCCGCTGGTTTATACTCTGGTTTAAACGTAGCCTTCTTAGTTGCTGTTGTTGTGTCTTCTGGATGCTCTTTCACATAGTCATCATACAGTCGATCTCGCAGAGTAGGATTGCCTTTTGACAATGCATTTACGTGATCAGCTATTGTAATCTTCCAGCCGCCGTTTGGAGTCTGCGCAGTAGTTTTTCCTTGCGCCATTTGAAGCAACAGTTGCTCTGATAATGCTACCGATTGAGCACTGTCTCGTATTCTTATATTCAAATCCAGCAATCTATCAACTGTTGGAGTTGGTATTTTTCCTTTAAGGCCCGCCGAATCTAATACCACCCACACACCCGAGCTGGTGCTTTTTTGTGCAGATTTTCCTTGGTATTTGGCTAGGTTTAGCTCTGGGGCAATCCAGTCTGGTTTAAAAGGAATACCTGATATACCAAGCGAATGGTCCACATCTTTAATAGTTTGATTCCAATCGTCCACATCTACTCCAGCACCTTTTCCGTAGCCAGACCCCACCAACCACCCAAGAGTCGGTAGTGCTACATACTTTAATGCTTTCCCCCAAATATTTCTCTGAGCAAGTTTTTCAATGAATGCTGCCGCGGCAGGCCAATATCTTCGCATGGCGATAGCGCTGACTGCAAAGGTGCCAGTGGCACCGCCAACATAATTGCCAAGCGTATCATAGTTTATAGGTTTATCATCTTTGGGGCCAGCTGTTGCACTTGGTGCATCATCATCAGCTTCTCTAACGATAGTTCGTAATCTTCTTGCTGATTGTATCAGTTGTTGTTCTGTTATTTTTTTCATAATTCTTTTCCTTATTGACTCTGCGAAATTTTTTGCATGATAGCTTTCATCATTTCCTGTGGGTTCATCTGACCTCCAGGAAATTCCACTGTTTGATTAGGCATCTGTGCCTGCATCTTTGGCGCTATATCAGTAGCGAACTTTTGTTTCAACTGTTGTCCCAGCTGGTCCTGTGCCTGAGGATTGTTCTGTAAAGCGGTTAACTGTTTCAACATGGTATCCAAATTGAACTCTTCAGGATCTTCGGCCATACTATAACTAGTACTATTTAACCCAGCCAGCTTTTTAATATGTGATAATGCGCCCGTTGTACTGCTGGGAGGATCCAGTTTGTCAACTAACTTGCATACTTTTCTCACGTCTGCTGGATCAGCATGTTCGTATTCGCCATTCTTGTAGGCTTTTATTATTTTGGTCTTTACTCTAGTACCGCCAATAGTGAAATTGCCTTCTGTGACATTTCTATTATAGAATCCGCTTATGCTTTGCAATATTTCTTGTACACCTTCATCACCGTTGCTGAATCCCACATCATGTGGTCGTATTCCACACTCTTTCATGGCATCATGCAGTGTCAATTCTCTGTCACCAAAGTCCATGGTGGTTTCCAACGTGGCACCTTGTTCCTTGGCACGGATGAATTTGGCTTTCATCTTGGCCAACTGCCCTTCGCGTAACGGAGGAGGTGCTCCTGGTGCTGGTGGAGGCATTGCACCCATGTCCGGTGCTGGTGGAGGCATTGCACCCATGTCCGGTGCTGGTGGAGGCATTGCACCCATGTCCGGTGCTGGTGCGGGTGGAGCAGGTGTGCCGGCATCTGCTGGTGGTAGATCCTGTGGTAGATCTTTGTCAACGTCAGTAAGTTTCACTTGATCAATGATCATGGATGCGATTTCTGCGGCGTTGTGACCCAGCAACGGATTGTCAAGTTTGCCGTCTGACAAATCGTTCAAGTAATTCACCACAAGACTCTTGACCACTTCTGGGCCGGCATCCTGATCCTGATCTTCTAGATATTCTTGAAATTGATCCATGGGCAACAAGGATTTTAATTCGTCTGGTGCTGTTTGCACAGTGAGCATTTCATTGCCTAACGCATCTTTTAAATTTTCAATAGCTTGTGTTCGTACACTTACATCTTTACTGAACAATGTGTTATGGCCTTCTTGATCACTTTCGTCTTCGTTGACAATGCCATCCAAGAAACTTTCAAACTGATCTTCCAATGTCGGTGCGGCTGGTTGTGTTGGTGGAGTTGGCTTCGCTCGAGTCAACCCTGCTTTTTCAAATGCCGCATTAGTTTTAGGCCCACCCATGCTTGATCCTGTTTTTCCATCTTTTATAGTAAGATAAGTCGCAGGAGTCCTAGCAATAGCCGAACCATCTTTAGTTAAATTGAGTATAAAATATGTATTGCTTTGGGTATCTAAGATGGCAGAGCGTTGTTCACCAAATGCATCAATAGAGGTTAACATAAATCCATCGCCTAAATCTTTTTGATTCATATTTTGGCTAACAGTTTTATTAATATAATCTTGACTAGCTTGATTCTTTTTCATTATAGCATCTGCTTCTTCTGGGCTAGCGTCTGCCGGTGGTAAGGTCCAGCCGCCTTCAGAAACTTCTTTAGACATCTTTTCTGTTTCGCGACGAGCTTTGTCGCTTAGGTTAAAAATCTTACCTTTAGGATCTTTCTTTTCAGATTTTTTCCACTCGCCTTCTTCCTTCCAACGAATCACTTTGCCGTCTTTGTCTTTTTCTTCTGAGCGCAGTTCGTCTAACATTTCATCAGGCGATATGTTTTTGACTGGAATATCAGTTTCACTTACCAGTTTAAAGATGTAAGGAAACGCTGTTTTTAATTCTTCATTAAATGTGCGGATTGTCAATCGATCAATCCAGTCACTCATGATATCTTCTGGAATCATTTGTTCTTCACGATCTTCAAATGACTCTGCAAATTGTTCGTAATAACTGCTACGTTGTAGCATGTTGACTTCTTTTTTAACTTGTTCAATACGTTCAAATACTTTACTAGTAATGTCGCCCATTGCTTCTGATAATGCTTCATTGCGACCAACATATCCTTTGAACTTGCGCAGTTGTGCCAGTTCTTCACTCAGTCCGCAAATATGTTTACCAATAGCATCATAAGGATTGCCACCGTGTTTGATATGTTCTGCTAGTGCGCGAGCGCCATTAAGATGTTTGTATGGATAACGGAAACGTTCGCCTTCTGTATTTTCAATGTAAATGCCTTCGATATGCATTGTACGGCCAGCGGCTAGATCAAGGTTAACAGGCTGACTGTGTTTGATTACTAGTCTAGCTTCTCCTAAATCTTGGTAACTTATTTTATTAGTACCATATAGTTTACTTTCCATAATCGGGTCCATCGTTTCTTCCTTGGGTTTGGCTTGAAATTCATAATCACGTTTGTCTAAATTATCTTTGCCGATGTTTTGTACATCAAAGTTCAGTAATCTGTCTTTAGCAAATTGTCGTAGACCACGAATAAATTTAAAAGCGCCTGGGTGTTTCTTCTCAGCTAAGTTTCCGCTGATTTGTACAACTACACCGTCATCTTCATCCAGTGTAATTGTAATTGTGCCTAAAGGAACACCATTGTGCTTGTACTCAAACTCAAAGAAACGTGCTTCGGGAATATCTGTCTTTTTACTTAAAACTTCGGCATTTTCATCACCGATTTTGATGTCGCTAAATCGTGTTTCGATCTTACCGTACAGATCCTTGGCAATTCTATTCAAGTTGATGTTCATGATATATTTATCACAGACCGGTTGATATGAATATAGGCAATGGCGGCTCAAAATCAGGATCTGATTCCCAGTCGCTAGTTACCTTTAAGTGTTCAAACACTTCCGGATCCCATTCTGCCAGCACATTACCCATACGTACCACTAGAAGCAGTGCCGCTACCAAGTCGTCGTGTTCGCCAATTTTGGCCTTGAAGCTGGTGCCTGCCGCAACATAAGTCTTTAGTTCACTGATCAGACTGCGACTGTTTATCACCATTTTTTCCTCTTCTATAAGGAATTTCACCTTGGCACAACTGCTGATCTTGTTGCCAAATGTGGTGTTAAAACCCTTGCGGAATTTGCGCACATTGCCTTTGCGTATGGGTTCGCTTAAAAATATACCAGGAAATGTTTCTTCTCCTAGATTATCAATAACTACCAACGCACTTTCGCCTACAGTGTTATTTTCTACACTCCAGTAGATCTGATCAAAACTTTCTATGCCGCCAATTTCATCTTGTATGTATTTTAAGATATCTCTAAATATCTTAACTTGCCCTTGGATGGGTGTGATGTTGTGTTGCCACTCGGCTACCTGCACAAAGCTGGGCATTTCAAATACCTCAATAGCACCGTAATCGCCGCCTGTTCCTAAACTGGGATCTAACGCACACAAATACACATTGCCAGATGTGGGTTTCTTGTACCAGCGCACTTGGCCCATTTTGAACGCAGGTTCTTTACCTAACATTTCTGCTAGTTTGAGACTACTGATCAATGTTTCGTCATAAACTAAAAATTCGCATCCATACTCACGACGGAAACGTTCTTCTCCAATACGGCCCATCTCAACTGCTTTCCATGCATCATCTCGATCTGGATGTTCGTGCCATTCTGCACGAAACCCGTGGAACCCATTAAGTCCCAGGCCGTCCGTGCGTTCGTTGCCATATTCGTCTAAGAGGTTTTGACTTTCTTTCCAGATGATGGCAAATTCGTCTTCGTCACTGTTGGGTGTTGAAGTAATGATTGCTCGTCCGCCAGTTGCCAGGGTTGGTGATATTGAGGTCCAAAATTCCGTAGCAATGTTAGGCTGTACGAAAGCAAACTCATCGCAATATAATAAGGATATGGACATACCACGACCGGTATTACCAGTAGTAGTAGCTGATACAATTCGTGATCCGTTGTCAAAATCTATACTCCCTTTGTTATAACTCACAACTCCTGCCCTTAAAAAATCTGGGCACAATTCATATCCATAACGGATACGTTGCATAATTTCCTGCGAGCCTGTGTACTTGTGTGCAGCCACCAGAATGGTCTGATCCGGATGGAACATGGCAAACCAAAGCAAGTATGCTGACGCACAAGTGGTCTTGCCACTTTGACGTGGTAACATGTTTATGTTGAATCTAAAATTGTGATAACTTTGCAGTAGTCTATCTTGATATTCAAACGGTTGGAACATCATCTTGCCTTTGACAGGATGCTGTATGTGAAAGAAGTTTCTAGCAAAGTGCGCATACCCATTCTTAGGGTCAGAACATGCCAGCAAATGCTGTACTTGTTCTTCCGTGAACTTTTCTTTGCTGTGCGCCTTTTTGGTTAAGACGCCGTCTAGTGATTTGGCCATATGTTTATTTAATCAAAAAAATAGACCCCGGAGGGTCTATTTGGCACTGGTTACAGAGTGCTAACTGCGACGAAACTTAATTGTTTTTAATTTGTTCGTAGTGCTCTTGCAATCTACGAACTAATGATTCATCAAAATTACTTGGTTCACGTAATGGGTTGGTACCTGGTGCGCGACTTACTGGACTAATCTTACCTTTGCTGTTCATGTCATCACCGCTGAATGTGACTGCATCAACTCCGTGCGTATGATGCCCCGCATCACCGTGAGCACTATTTGCCCATATTTCTGCATCGTCATTCTCGTTACCTTCTTCCATTTCTTCTTCTGGAGCATCTGATAGTGGACTTTCTTCGCCGTTATCATTATCAATATCATCGTGCATGTCTTTTACCATGTCGCCAATTAGCGGCTCTTTTGGATCATGTTCGTGACTTGGTGCGCCGTGACTGTTATTGCCTTCTATGTCGCGTAGAATATTCATAATGCTACGGATGCCGCCTTCGCCTTGACCGTTGACATTGATACTCATGGACACATTGTCGGGTTGATGGTCTGAATGTCCTGGCATCATAGGCATAATTTCCAAACCTTCATCTAATCTACGCATTTTTTCTGCTAAACTATGAATACTTTCCATAGGTGAATTATTGGCAGTCTGCGGGTGTGGAACACGCCTAGACGCATCATTATATGCATCGCTAGCACCAGTTATTGGAGCAATGACATTTGCACTTACCCATTTTTTTAAGTTGTCAACTAAATTATAGCCGCTATTATAATTGTCTGGAGTTTGTGCGGCCAGCGTGTCGCCGGCTTGTTGTTTTTTCATCTCTTCGTACTTGAGAGCTTTTTCAAATTGTGCAATCGTATCTGGACCATTGCGGCCATCAAACCCCACACTCCCGTCGGTACGACGAAATTTAATATCTGGATATGTTTTATTAACTTGTTGCTGTAGTCGCCAAATAGAAACTAAACCTTGTTTAGGATCTAAACCTGGGTATTTGGCTTGAATCATCTGGTTGGACATTCCCTTTTGTAATAGATCGGTCCAAGTAATCATATCTGGATTTCTTGGATCCTGAACTGTAGTTCCGCCGATACTAGCAGTATCTTCTTCAATTGTTTTTAATTTTGCTATCAAATCGTATAACTGCATTATTTTGCTCCCTTCATTGGATCAGGGATTTTATTCTGTTTGGTGCCAATAGCACTTATAGTCCCAGATTTTTTAGTTGTTGTTTTGTTCTTGCCATATTCTTTAGCCGGCCCCGGAGCACTCTTGGCTAAAATTTGGTCATTAAATCCTTTGACCTGCGTCATGGAATGTTTTTCTTTGCCTAGTTCTTTAAGCAAATTATATTTGTATGTGTCGTTGATCATGTCGCCATGATTGCTAGGTGATTGTGTTGTACCCACTAAGGCAGTATGTGTGCGATCATCATGTTCGTGATTAATTTCGTATTCACGTTCTTCTGCCATGTTACGCACAACCACGTGGCTGTGTGTAATACCTAGTCCAGTTGCAACCATATCACGAATTTGCATGGCAGTTGCTGGATAATCTGTAGTCACGTCATAAATGGTCATACCGATGTTAGCATGCTCTGGAAATTCACTGTGACGTTCTTGAATTGGTGTAGTGCCGCCTTTGCTAACGCTACTAACATGGAATTGGTCCAAAGACCCTTTAAGTTGTTCAACTGCATTGTTGGGGTGTTCGCCAGCAATTTTTACCTTGAATTGGTAAACTTTTTTACTCTCTGTTAAGTATTCGGTAAATGATTTCATGTTAGGATCCTAGTCATGTATTTATTTTAAATTCTTTAATTTTTCTAATAGGCTATTGCGATCTGTAACAATTACACCTTCGCCCTGAAGTGTCACACTGTCGTCGATGCCCATAGCGTCTTGGTCAATTTTCTGCTTTTTCAGCTGTAAATCAACCATTTTTAATTTCTTATCCAGTTTGGCAGTTTTGGCTTGTATAGCATGACCCAGCATGCTGGCAGCCACTTCAAACAATCTGCCGCTGTATCTGGCTTCCACATTCATACCAAGATCCATTATGTCTTCATAAGCGTCCTGAGCTTTTTGTGCCAAGGCATCCAGTTCGCTATCGCCCAAATCGCCCAAGCCTTTGACTTGCGGTAGTGCGGCTGATATTTTATCAAACTCTTGCATATCACGAAGAAATGGCTGTGCAACTTCAGCTTTTACTTGACGCTTTTCTTCGTCCTTGATGATCTTTTTGTTTTCTGGAAGATTCAACACTTCCTCTAGTTTTTTAGTCATACAATTACTTATCCAGATCAAACATGGAATATATCATTTTCATTCAGTATTCTGAATCGCAATCCTTGCTGTTTGCACCAGGCACCAGCGGCAGCCCATTTGGCTTGATTCTTGACAAACTGCATTTGATTGAATTTGTTCTTGCCCACCCGCTCCAGTATCTGCTGACTGCTGGGTTTTATTTCTATCAGTTCTGTCAGCATGCGTCCTTGCTTGTCCACGTACTGTATAAAAAAATCAGGCACATACACTGTGCTCTTGCCAGTCAAGGGATCTTTGTAGGGAATTTGTATTGCTTCGCTGGCCCATTTTAAGATACTGGGATTTGTATCGCAGAATCTCATGAATGTGAGTTCCCAACTACTGCGATATGTGGGCATCTTGGTACCTACATATTTTTCAGGAGTTGTCATGGTAAACTTACCACGTGCAAATTTGCTGGCCATTACACTAAAATATTACGAGCTTCAAATGTATCAGTTTGCATGGCAGTTCTATAACCTAGTAAACTGGTTTTTTCTCTGTATGCGTTCAACACTTGTACAATAATTTGATTGAGTTGTACATCGGTAAGACTTTTAAACTTGTCTAACAATGTGAACACACTGACACTTTCTGCTTTGGCTTGGTTAAGTAAAATAATTGCAGTGCTTGCGGCGCTGACTTTATCAAATCCTCGTTTGGTAAAGAATGCAGTGGTGGCATCAATCTGATTTGCAGGAAATGTAACGGTCCCTGTAAAATAATTGTCAAAAAACTGTTTGACTGCAACTGGACCGTTAGTAGTATTAGGTAAGTTATTAATCATCATTATGTGGCCTTGTTTGTATTACTACTTTGCGGAAATGCATATCCTTGCAATCCGCCAGTGCTTTGAGTATTGGCTGAAGTTGTTAGATTAGCTGATGGCGGTGCTGAAGATTGTTTTGTGTTCTGTGCTGTATTGATTTGCTTTATCACATTGTTAATAATTCCAGGAGCAATAGTTTCAATATCCAATGCCGCTACAAAGCTGGGACTTATTGTACTGGGATCAGGATTGATGCCACTTAGCGGACTGGGCGTGAAATCATAATGTGTTTGGCCAAATCCTTCAGGAGCATCGTTTTGAGCGTTAACACTGCCTTGACTATAGCTCACTGCTTCGTATTTTATTTTCATATCAAAATCATGCGGAGTATTACCCTGACTGTAATCCAGTTTGTTGTGATTCCAGTTGGTAATGATTGGATTATGCAAAAAATATTCAACATATTCATGGCGAGCCATTTGATATATTTTTATGTAATCAAAGAATGGTCGTGTGCTTTTATTATCCAAGCCGTATGCTGTTGGAATAAAATTACTGTTTTTTGTAGCATTTCTAGTGTATGATCCATTGACTGTGGCAGATCTCGGATCTGCATAATAGTAAGTGTAGTAATTTTGCCAAAGATGATTAATCAATCCCATATTGTCGTCATGGAACTTGATACTCAAATCTGTAAATTCACTTATGTATTGCACATTCTTTTTTCTGTTGTACTGATGCACAGTATCTACTTTTAGTGTGATGTTTGGTAAGTCTGCACTCTTCACCAGCATGTTAATTTCATTGCCGTATCGCTGTACCAGTTCTGAATTTATCAGTGCCGCCTTGTTGATGCCAAATGCCACATGAAATAGGAAATTTTGTTTGGGTGCAAGCCTAAACTGATCTGCTGTAAACAGCCTACTGGCATGGCGCTGATCTCGGAAATTAAGTGCAGGATCATGTTTTAAATTGGGGTTAGAGGTGAAGGACATACTATTATTTATTTAATATATAAAGTACGTAGTTAATGAGCAACCATTAAAAAGCCTACTTTCGTAGGCTTATTAAATATTAACCGCCCAATGCGTTGGTGTTATTGCCGCGATTAGTCTGAACTGATGTTGGACTACCGATAGCCAATTCGCTTGGTGCTTGTACAGCATTGTCAAATTGAATGCTCAAATCAATCAATACTGGACCTTGCTCGCTATACTTCAAATCGTTCCAGTTGGTGCTCTGGATATAGCAACCATAACAGATCCAAGTTTCAAGAACGTTAGGAGTGCTGGTGCCGTTGCCACCGTCTAGGATTTCAATACGCATGGTAAACTTGTAATCACCAGCTGAAGCCGCTGAACTCTGTTCAAAGAAGTCAAACTGTTTCTGATTCTGTTCACCAACCAATTTGCTAACAGCATTGGTTACATCGTCACGCAATTTGATTGCGATTGGACTCCACTTGGGTTTACCGGCAAAGTATACTTTGCTGTTGTAAATGTCAATGGTTTGATTTTCAAATTCAACTTTTGGACGAGCCGCTTCTGCAACCTGTTTGGTCAATTCTGTTGTTGGTGTACTTACTCCGAAGTTTTCAAATGAAATTCTAAAACGATATTTCAACTTGGGCATCAACATGCCCTGTGAACTTGCGCTTTGATCCGAAGCTAGTGGTACCGTAAAGTTTGATAGTGCCGCAATTGCCATTATAATCTCCTATTATTTGCTCAGACCTTTGATTGCGCCAGTATTTTCTAAACGTAGTGGAATATAGATGAATTCCACAGCTTTAACTGGTTCAATGGCTATATCTACATGTAGCTCATTAGCATCAATTCTGCTTGGTGTGTTGTTTGAACTGTCACATACAACTAAGAAGTCATATAGAGCACGTTCTGCTGTTAGGTTAAGCAATAGTTTTTCAATCTGTTGTTTAATTGTGTTACGAGTAATCGTATCGTTGGGTTCAAATATAAACGGCTTGGAAATTGTGTTCAGTTGATAACGCAAGTAAATTACCAAACGTGCCACGTTGATACGATCCAACGAACTAGCTACCAGTTGTCGAGTCTTTTGTCCGTATGCTACTAAACCAACACCGCCAATATATGTGATTGGGTTCACATGTACCGCTGACAATGTGTCGCGCTGTCCGGCATTCAATGCCACAGTTTCAAATTCACCTGTTGCGGCGTTGACATAGCCAACACTACTGGCATTTGTAACTCCGCCACGACGTACACCAGCTGGTGCAAACCATGGGTAACTCACATTGTCGCTGAGTGCGATTGTGCGTAACATGATATGGCTTGGGGGAACAACAATGTTGTTGCCCATTAGGTCAGTTGTGTAGCCCCATGGATAGTAAACTGCTGAGTATGCATGATTTTCAATAAGCCCGTCTGGACCATCCACAGTTGCTTTGTTTACGTTGTTGCCCCAGTTACTCAATGATGTTGCATCTGGAGTCAAATGTGCTGGAGCATCTGCTACGATAAACGATAACAGTCCACGATCTGTGTTCAATCCAACCAGTGCTGGAGTAGTTTCTAAATACCCTGGGCAACTTAGCAAGTTGAATACTCTGCTGTCTTCGTCGCGAATTTGATCGTTACTTTGAATCAATGCATTTAATGCTTGAACAACAACTGCACGTTGAGCATTTGCACCAAACTGTCCAACACCTTTGTAACTGTTAGGAGAGTTAGTGACCCAACGATCCGGATTGTAGTTAGTCATCAACGGACTACCTGTTACTCTGGTATTGTATGCATTGGTATTTACATATCCTGTTACATATTTCTTGACATTAAAACCGCTACGACGTAGGTTATACAACAGTATGCCTTTTGGATACACAGTTGGATCTGGTGCGTCAAAGTCTACATAATTGCTGGCGGACAAGCTGACAATGGTGCCTGGTGTGCCTGCGCCTGTACTGACTCCTGAATTCGCACTGTTGTCACTCCAACGTGCATCTGCAAACAACATACCCAAACTGCCAGTTTGATCCGTTACATCAATCAGTCTCCATTTTTTAGTTAAAAAATTGTATTTGTAAATTGTTGGAAACTTGCTTAAATCTGCTGTGCTGACCCAAATATCACCGTGATTTAATCCCAGGCCATCGCTACGAACAGTGGGTTCTGTAGCAGATATGATAGGACCATTTGGATCTGTACTTGTGGTACCGCTGGCAAAACCAACACCGGGATTTACCACGGCCTTGCCTTCAGAGGTCAAATAACCTCTCCAACGTGTGCCATCATTTACCATGATATCAACATCAATATTGGTGTTGTACCATAATGTACCATTGGTTGGATTGGTAGTTGGTGCAGTGGCACTTGGAGTGACCAAACTTACATTGCTGCCATTCACCCAATTCCATGCTGTGACAATGAATTTACCATCGCTGCCATTGCTTGTTGGATCTGGATCAAAGTTTGCACTTGTTGTTATGTTGAATAGTTTAGTGATTGGAGTATTAGTACCGTCTACCAATCTGATATCGCCGCCGTAGATGTGTTGCAACGTCACTTGGTTACTGCTGGTCACTGATGCTTTGATATTGACCAATCCCACAGTTTGAGCATTGATAGCTGAAGCCAATGTGTTAGCATCTGCTGTGGTACCAGCCGCTGTGAATGTCACAGTTACCAGTGATGGTAATGAACTGCTACCGGTTTGACTGCTGGTGATCTGGAATGTATTTGAGCCACTGGTCAATGTTCCTGAAGTAATGATGGCTGATGTAGTTACTGTGGCCCCAGTTACTTGACGTTGATAGATCTTAAAATTAGCCTGTGTGGGACTTGCTTCTGTATCATTAAACTTGATATAAACTTGTCCTACCGGAATGTTGATTCCGCCGCCGCTTACGTCCAACGCAGCCATTGCTGATTGATTGTTTGCATACAACTGACTAACTGTTTGACGAATCCATGTACTTGTGGTAGCATTGTATTTTTCAATGTCCCAGTTGGCACCTTGATTTACAGTGGTTGTCTTGATCCACAAACTGCCTGTTGGATAACCTGCCACTGTGCTGGAATTCAAATAGGTACTGTATTGTGGGACAGTGTAGTGTGGGCTGATTGATAGCGCCGGAGCTTTGTATGTGCCAGGAGCTATGATTGTTTTTGCACCACTGGTTAGCGTACCACTGATAACGATATCAACACCAGTTGAATACAAATTCAACAAACCGTTTTGTATACTGGCTGTGACGCCAGTTACGTTTGAGCCAATTGCAGTTACTAGGCCACCGTAAGTGGTTGCGCCTGTTACTGTGTACCCGTTAATAACCAAGGTATCGCTTGTGATAAAACTTACACCTGCCACTGTACCAATTGCTGTTGGCCAGCCAGATGTCCATGCTGTTGAACCTACTGCTACCCATGAAACGTTGTTGCCGGCAGTGCTACCAGCAGTACCATCGCTCAGTGTATTGTATTTTTTAAACCACAAGGTATTGGTAGGCAATGTGGAACCCAGGGCCACTACAGCATAATCGCCTGCTTGGCCATAACTGCCCAGCGGAGAATAAGTGCCCGATCCTGTTGTGTAAGCCACATTGGTAATTGTGTTGACTGTTTTTACATAGAATGCTGTGTTCGATGGATCGCCGCCAGCGGAGTACTGAAATACGCCAAAGCTGGTTGTTGCAGTATCCCACCAATATGTTCCGTCTACTGGACTGCCTGCTGGAATTGTGCCACTGCCTGTTAGTTGTCCTAGATCAACATTAGCACGTACTACATATGCTTGATTACTGACTCCTAGAAAACTGTAAGCGGCTTGTAATCCGTATTCATTAACTTCACTTGCATGTACAGGGTTATTTTCTGCATCAGTCTGGAACATAGGAATACCAAAAGTGGCTCCCAGATCCATTTGACTTGTTAGCAAATAAACTGTTCCTGCATTGGCTGCCAATGTGCCCGGTGCAATACCTGTGCCGGCAGCATTTTGTTTATTTGATTCTGTAGCAATTACGATTAAAGGTACGGTGCCTGGCGCGGCTGGTGTGTAGAAACTTTCGTCTACTACTGTTACGCTAACGCCTGGTGACTGAAGTATGGCCATTGTATGATCTCCATGATGACATGTTGTTCATGTATTTATGGCTTTTGATTAATTTGTAGCTGTAATAGCCTCGAGAAAAGGTGGCAAAAAGGCTTAAATAATCGTATGCGACCTTTGTGCTTGTGCGGACTACATCCAGTAGCCATTAACTATTATAAAAACAAAAAACCCTACTATAGAACTCAGTGTGGGCATTGTTTACGCGGAGTCAAAGTTCCCAGGTGGTTAAAAGCCGGCTATCGAATCAAAAATTCCTGCGACAAATGTGGATATAAATCACCGTACCTAGATATCTTTGCAGTATTTCATGTGGACGGTGATTTAAATAATTGCAAACACACTAACTTAAAGACAGTGTGCGCCAACTGTCAACGGGTTCTTCATCGAGAAGGGCACCAATGGCGACAAGGGGATCTTGTACCAGATCTTTGACTTGCGAAAACAAGTCTTCGATAGTGCCGTTATTATCCAGAACCGCATCAAAATTAGTACCAACCCAACTGGTTTCACTTGCATGGATCATTTCAGTTTTTAACCAATCCCGGGCATTGGCGCTGCCTCGATTTGCCTGCAAAGCAATATCATACCAGTGCGGCCGCATGCCACGTTCCACACACACAATCTGGCCGCCTGCACTTTTGATTGATTTAATTTCATTTGGGAAACGACAATCAGAAATAACAATATTATCTGTACTTGTACGCAGTTTGTTTTCCAGTGCCGCAATCCACATGTCATCGTGGAATCCCTGACGGCAAACTTCTGTGCCCCAGTATTGCAAGATCCAGCGGGGGGTTAAATGTGGCATGCCCAGTCGTTCCGCCCACCAAGGATCTACCTGTTCACGCCATTCACGAGCCTGTTTTGTACGACCTTCCAGCATGGTACGATCCCAACCAAATACCGCACTCACTGCATCTTTAAGACTGTTGGCAAACGATTCTCGTCTAAATCCGTGAAAGTTAGTGAGATAATCGGCAACAGTGTCTTTGCCAGAACCAATAAAACCGCACACACCTATGATCATATAGCACCTCTTAATGTAGTGCTAGTATATAACAGTTTTGTTACAAGGTCAAATTATTTTTAGCCAATTACCATGTAATATCCGGTGCCGCCGGACACGAGATTCTCTAATTCTTTATCTAGTTTTTCCAATGCGTCTTTGGATTCACTCTTTAGTGCAGTGCCGTTCAATGTGATAGCACTGCCAGGGCCGGCGATACTGCCGAATTTACTGCGAGCTTCTCCCAACATTTCTTTAGCTGTGGCAAGTGCATAATCTTTGAGCCATTGTTTAGCGTAAACATCTTGCAGTAACACCCAGTCAGGACGAAAATTATAACTCTGTATTAAGATTTGTTCGCCCTGTGCAAATGGTCGTTGTAAAATATCTAGTAAATGGCTGGTGGGCTTCCATAGAAATTCTATGTAACTACCAAACATACGTCCTACTAATTTTTGATAGCCTGCAAATGCATCATAAGTTGCAAGTCCGCCCATCATACTACCTGACATCAAATATGTATTTGTATATGCCAAGTTGAAGGGTTCGAACAAACTGCCGCCAGCACCAATACCGCTACGAGACCCAATAGCGCGACGGAATACTTGACGCACTGTAATAACTTCATCGGGTAATCTGTATTCATTTTGATCCTGTATTAATTCCAAGAACAAATAGCTTTCTTCCACAGCATTTGGACTGCGTTGTCTAAAGCGATTTAACGCACGATCTAGTGCTGTTTCGTAATGTATAGGATCTAGCTCAACTTCAATCATGCCATCGCCCAACATAGTTCTGATATAATCAAATACTTTGTTGCGTTCTGCTGTCGAATTTGACGCTACTGACGGTGCTAAATCATCCATGTTTTTGTTCTCCTAGTATATTTAGCTGGCGATAAATATCATATGCCAAGATTATCCCTATATAGACCAGAGAAAAGTAACGACTATAAGTTTATAGATCGTCAAGCCAGCGAGATGTTTCAGGCTGGCGGAACAGACGTATATATTCACAAATATTTAGGTGCAAATAATACAGAAGCTAACATAGCAGATCGTCCAGTATATGCTAATACCAGTGTGGGTAATATTCAAGACTTGCTTTTTTTAGAAAATCGTGACAGCACATACGACACACAAATCTATAGAATCCGTGGCATTTATAATGTACAAAATATCGACTTTAATCTAAGTCAGTTTGGCCTGTTTATAGACAACGATACTCTATACATGACTGTGCATATAAATGATTTTGTAAAATATGTTGGTCGTAAACCTATCAGCGGAGATGTAATAGAACTACCGCATCTGCGAGATGATTTTGCGCTTAATGATTTTGATTTCAGTTTACCAAGATACTATGTGATAGAAGATGTGGGTCGTGCCAGCGAGGGTTTTAGTGTCACATGGTTCCCGCATCTATTTAGATTACGAATCAAGCGTATCACAGACAACCAGAAATTTGCCAGCATATTCAATGAACAGGCAAAAGATGCCAACGGCGATCCAGTAGCCAACACCACATTGCGTGATTTGTTAAGCACTTACAACAAAGAAATACAAATCAACAATCAAGTGGTGGCCCAGGCACAAGCAGACGCTCCAAAGAGCGGTTACGAAACTAGACAGTTCTACACGCTGGCAGTTGACCCAGCCAACGGTAAACCGCTATTGACATCAGTGGATGAAACAACACTGGATGGTAGCAACACCAGCTATCTAGCAAGTAGCGTGAGCGATGTGCCTGTACGTACTGGATATACCGGTTACTTGGTGGGCGATGGATATCCGCAAAATGGCTATGCATTTGGATTTGGAGTACAATTTCCAAATGCGCCTGCGGCGAATGATTTCTTTTTGAGAACGGATTTTTTACCCAACAGATTATTCCGTTTTGACGGCACGGGACAAACATGGGTCAAAGTTGAGGACAGTGTGCGCATGGACATGACCAATACTGATACACGAAACACACTCAAGACCAGTTTTATCAACAACAACAATTACACATACAACAATCAGCTGGCCAGCGATGTGATATCGTTAACAGCGGGTGCGGCAACTATTTCCACAAGAATATTGTATTCCTTAGGCAGTACTGCTCCGTATGTTGTGATCAAGATAGGTGTAACTACCCTAGAATATGCTTTGGCTGATTATCCAGCCTTGTATTCCACATACAATTACACCAGTATTACTGGAACTGTGACTGCTTGTTTGAGAATCACATTACCTATCATAAGTGCTCAACAGCAAACCATTCTATACAGCGGTCAATACACTGTTTCACTATATAACACACGAGATGCTCAACGAAACAGTCTTAGCAAAGCACTCAAACCCAGGGCGGATCTATAATGCAGTTTTTTTATGATGGTCAGGTAAGACGTTATCTTACACAAACTATTCGTGCGTTTAGTAATTTTGTTGTGAAATACGGCGACGGCAGTTTGCATCAAGTGCCTGTCATGTACGGTGATCCGGATCGAGCAGTTGCCAGCATCATTAGACAAAACAGCGAAAACGTGGTCAATAGTGTGCCAAGAATAAGCATCTATATCAGCGGTTTGGATCTTGATAGAGATCGTTTGGCAGATCAATCATTTGTTAGCAAATTGAATTTTAGAGAGCGTGACGTTAATAACAGTGGGCAATATACCACAGGGCAAGGTCGTAACTATACTGTGGAACGACTGATGCCAACGCCATACAAATTGACCATGAAATGCGACATCTGGAGCAGTAGCACAGAACAAAAATTACAGATCCTAGAGCAAATTTTAGTGTTGTTCAATCCCAGTTTGGAATTGCAAACCACAGACAACTACATTGATTGGACCAGTATAAGTGTATTGAATTTGGGGGCGATAAATTGGAGCAGTAGACAAGTTCCAGTGGGCAACGACACTCCTATTGAAGTTGCTAGCCTAACACTTGATAGCCCCATATGGATCAGTCCCCCAGTCAAAGTCAAACATCTTGGAGTTATTACAAAAATCATTGCCAGTGTGTACAACGGATCCAACACATATCCAACTGGATATGAAAATGGGTTGGGTATTGATCCTGCTGTACAAAGCGACGGTGGCACCACTGCTTTTAATCCGCTGTTGGCCACAGAGACCACAACTATTACAGGTTATACCATACAGGTATACAATGGTCAAGCTGTTTTGCTAAATCAAACAGATGGCTTCAACCCCATGGAGCCCACTTTAGGCATACCCACACCTACCGGAAATGCCATAGACTGGAACGTGTTGTTTAGTCAATATCCAGGACAATATGCTGCCGGCAGTAGTACATTGTATTTGCAACAACCCAATGGCACCTACGTTATAGGCACTGTTGCTATCAATTCGTTGGATTCAACCAAACTCACTGTTAATTATAATCCCGATAGTCTCACATCAAACACTGGCATTGACAGCAGTGGTTATCTGAGTTACGACGTGTCACATTACAATGCCGCATCATCCAATAGGCCTGCCAGCCCTGGTACATTTGATGCCATCATTAACCCACTAACATATAACCTTGGTACAGTGGCCGCTGGCACTCGTTATCTCGTAATAGAAGATATAGGCAGTACAGATAACACTGATCCTGCAATCACATGGGGCAGTTTAGTGGCAAAAGCCAACGATATTATAGAATATACCGGAAGCGCATGGCAAGTGATATTTCACAGTGCTCAAGAAACCAACACCATGGTCTGGCAAACGAATATATACACTGGAGTTCAATACTTATGGAACGGTGTTTCATGGGTCAAGAGCTTTGAAGGTGAATATAGATCTGACCAATGGAAAATCGTATTATAAAAGACCAAATAGTTTGTAGTGGTGCGCTGTTCTATGCCAAGGCCACCAAGAGATTTTTGCTATTGCAAAAGAAATCAGGCAAACATGAAGGCACGTGGGGTTTAGTGGGTGGTACCAATGTGCATGGCGAAACTCCATGGCAAGGACTTCAACGTGAAATTACAGAAGAAATTGGCAGTATACCATCACTACTTAAAACTATTCCGTTAGAAACATTTGTATCCAACGACCGTGTGTTTAATTTTCACACATATCTGTGCGTGGTTGAAACGGAATTTGTTCCCATATTGAGCGATGAACACCTGGGATGGGCGTGGACCGTGATCGACCGCGCACCTAAACCCCTACATCAAGGGTTACGAAACAGTTTTAGCAGTAAAACTATACGTACCAAATTGCAAACTGTATTTGATTTAGTAGATCTTATCTAGATCTATGCCCAAGCCTGTGATATATTTCACGGCCACTTTGTTGTCATGCAAATCATATTCTAAATTACCTGTATTTTTATAATTATCTACAAATTTTTTAAAATGCTCTGACTGCGACAAGTATTTTTTACTGTTATCTCTAGCTTGTTTCCAAAATTCTGATGAATAATTATTTTTATTATGATAGGTAAGTGCAATCAAGTCTTGTTTTAATTCCATGTTGGTAATATAACCTTGATTAGCTTCTATGTCTAACGATTTGTTATAATTTTCTAACATGAGATTAGACAATATTATTTTTATTGTATCTTGATAAAAGTGAAAGGGCAATGCCTGTATTGGCTCCATATAGAACAAACCGGGTCCTGCATATATGATTCTATCATTTATACTGTATTTTTTATATCTGGGATTGAAATCTTTCAATTGAGGATCGGTATTTAAACTGGCAATTTGATTAAAATTGTCCACTGCTTGATCTACATTGATAATTTTACTGTTATAAAAATAATATACAACTTTCTTGCCTACTAGTGGTATTCCTAAACTGTAGCCATTGTCATGGAATGTAATCGATGTATGCGATTCATTATAGGAATTTTTAGTTTCGGCTGTTATTATTTTGTCTACTGGAGCAAAGTCCGGTACTGTATAATTGGTCTGATCTAATCCGGTTGTGTCTATTACATAATCAAATAGCAATTCAGTTTCGTCCAGTGACACCGTGGCATACTGATCAGACTGATTTAATTTTCGCATTTTCCCAGTTTGATAAGTGACATTCGCATAAAGATTACATACTGACTCTACTACAAAATCAAAGAAAATATTACCATTAAAATGTAGACCCGGACTTGGAGATTGTATCCAGCATTTGGCCAACGAGTCATCGTGCCACGTGTGGCTGATTCCTAGTCTCATGCTGCCTTGTATTTTTTTAATGTCCGCGTGATCATTAAAGTTAATCACATTTTTGAGCAATCGATTTAACACAGGATTGGCAGCGGTTGCCAACTGGTCGTTGGCACGTATAGTATCGTGCAAAATAAAAAGTTCTAGATCTGTGTAATTTTTATTTTTTACTAGATCTAGAACTGTTAGTATTGCTATGGCACTGGCTTTGCCATCGCCTATTATGGCCAGTTTCATGCCATGTTATTTGACTGTAACAATACAATCATCTGTGCCGGAATAGTATTGAAAGCCAACACTTACTTTGATAACATCGCCTGATTCCAAATGATTTGAAATCAGTTTCACTTTACCTTCTCCGTTAACTGTTCGCACTTGAGTTTTATTGAGTTGGCCGCCAGTGGTTTTGATATACACTGTTGCATCGTGGCCAGTAATCGGGCTTCCGCTAGCAGTGCCTAAATAAAATTCTAAATCAACAAAATTATTAGTGTTTACGGTGGCAGTGTTTTTCTTAAACCATACTTTAGGCATATGATTCAATAGGTATCCCACTGGAATTGGTTCAACAGTATTGCCGTTCACACGTAGCAGTCCTTCTTCTGCCACAGTGAACACAATCTCCCAATCTGTTGGGTCCATGTCTGCTAGTGGAACCATGATGCTGATCATAGGTGCATTGCCTGTCAAACGCTGATGCACATGCGGCTTCATTCTTGAATGAGATGTTTGTGCCACAGAGTTATGTATCGGAATCATGTAGCCTCTAGATATACCGTTGGATACTGTCTGTGCTTTGGTCATTGCGCTATAGCTCATAATATCATTGCTATGTTTGTCTCTATGTTCGTCAAATACCGTTGTTACAGCCAGGCACCCTGGAGAATATATATCGTATTGTGCATGATCGCTATAATCATTATTATTTTTTATATCCAATTGAAAATCTATAACTCCGCTGGTATAGGTGTTGTTTGCAACTTGCACATCATACACAGCAACAGTATCTGTAGTCCACAGTGGTTTCATATCAGGGGTAATCATAGGATGTTGATCATCAAAAATCAAAGTACCCGGAATACCACTGTTTGCCAAGGAGGCCCAGTATTTTTTCAGTTCTGATATTAGATATGCTGGATAAGTTTTATATTCGATCCCTTCAGAGGTAACAACTGCTTCAACAGCATAATATCTACGACAATGTGTGGAAATATACAAATTCATTTTATGGCTCCTTGTGCTCTCTTTAACTATTTATCACAGTGCTTTGTCCGTAGACTTCGACATTGTCAATAACAGCTACTTTTTCGCTTACAACTTTGATGGGGATTATCTTTTTTGGTGTCCATTCTTGGTGTTTCATCATAGTCCCAAAGATATCCTGTCTTTCTAAGGGCAATTCTTCACTTTTTACAGTCATAGGAATATACCCGTTGGTTATTTTCATAATGCTGGTGGCAAACAGGGGAATAGCATCACTATATGCATTGTTGCAACTGGCAGTCCAATATTCACCGTCTAGGAACATACAAGCCCCTTGACAAATATGTAGCACTGGGCAACCGCTACATTCTTTACGATTGCTCCAGTGAGTGGCAGTTTTGATTTCCACACTGTCTAGATCTGCAAGGTTTCCACCCAGATGCGATTCACCGTTTTTGCCAATCTCCAATGCACTGACGTTTTGACAGGTAATAACATTGCCTTTTAGGTCAAATGCTATAACACCCTCGTCGTCCATACCGCATTTCTGCCCTAAAAATTCTGCATTTTTATGTGTAAGCACAGCTTCAGTAAAATTATCTACTTTTTGTAGGATGCCGGTGAATCCAATATCACCAGCGGAGCCATAAATTTCTCCGAAAGCACGTTGTCTAAAAGCAAAATGTTCAGCTTTGGTTTTCATTGAGTTTTCTAAACCATCTGCATCATATGCATCAACAAATGCACCTTCGCCCAGTACAACACTTGGATCGTTGGTGAATTCCACAAACCAATCATAAATTTCTTTGCGACTGGTGTTCTTGCTGTTGAGCATGCTGTTGAAACTGATACGATCTAAAGGTCTAAGAATCTGATAAAGGTCCAACACAATTTCACGCTTTTTTGGATCATCAAATGGATCTGGACCACGCACATGCTGACCAGGGCCATCATGACTGATAGCTATACTGAAATTCATGCTGTATAACCATGCACAGATTTCTTCAGTCAATAGACTACCATTAGTAATCACACTGAACATGGGTTTTTTCTGCCAGCTTTCAAAACGATCTGCAATCGCTTCAGCCAGGGGCTTCATGGTTTTCCAATACACAAACGGCTCGCCGCCCCAGAACTCCACCTTTAGTCCCTGTTGTTCATCAAACTCCAGGTTGTTGAACAGTTCCATAAAATTTTCAATATCTTTGGCGTTGGTTTCTTTTGGACGTTCTACAAATTTCTGACTGCAATAGTCACAACTGTAATTGCAACTAAGCCCCATCTGAATTTTTACTATACGTGCGGATTTAGATTTTTTAAGAGGACGATCTTTATCAAAACTAACATAGGGTTTTTGTACGTGAGTATGTGTAACACTGGCCAGAGCATGGGGATACTCATAAACAAACCCAGTTTCGTCACTCAGCGTGTTTGTTTGGTTATCGTAATAAAATATCTTCTCGTCGTCTTTGTTCCGTGATGCTAATATTTCAAATTTCATGGGTTACCTTTAGTGTATTAACAATTACAATTGCAGTTGCAATTACAAGCCACGCTGTAGCTGGTATAATTACAATTCATTGTACAGGCGCAGTTACAATTAGCTTGTAGCCATGCTTGTCCGTCACAATTCTGACAGTTAATACGACCATTGATAGTACAGTTGTAGCAGGCGATATTTCCGCAGTTACAGTTGTTGTTGGTACAATTACCGTTGTTACATTGTCCCTTGTTTTGACTATTGAAATAAGTTAAGTTCCTAAATTCGTTCATGTCAGGATATGTGCTACGGAATGTGGGACGTGGAGTTGACCCGCAGTTGCTATTGTAGCCCACACAGTTGCCACCGTTGGGAGCATTTTGAAAATATCCAGTTAGACTGGGTGCAACATAGGTGTTCAAAAATTGCAAACCCACATTGCTGTTACCCTGCCCAATTTCAGCTGTAATGTTGGCGAACGAAATAGTACCGCCAGTAATGGTCTGCGGTTGGATTGCTTTTGGATCGACTGGCTGATTATTGTCTTGATCTGACATCATTATTCCTTATCAATCTTGGCTTTCAACTCTTTTACCATGGCACTCAGTTCCTTAACTGCTTCAATTACTAATGGTGTTAACTTTTCGTATTGAATTGTCATGTACTTAGCGTCAATAGGTGCTGGCTTGATAATTTCTGGTAGGATCTTTTGCACATCTTGGGCTGACACACCTACTTCACGCACTGATTTGTAACCCAGTGCCTGTGCTGTTTCGTTGGCTTCATAGTAGAAACCAGTTAGTGTTTCCAATTTTTCAAGAGCATTTTCAATGGTGCCCAATCGTGTTTTTAGTCTGTCGTCTGAGTAATACGCTATGATGTTGCTGGTTGCATTGATCTGACCGTCACCTGGATTGTTGGTTGTACCAATAGCCAGGCTACCAATATACATGAAACAACCAGTAGTTTTACCGTTGAAGTTGGTCATGGCAGTTGCATTTAGAGTGGTACCGCTGAATGTTAAAGTGGTATTTCTAATAGTAGTTGTGCCAGATCCAGATGCACCAATGGTGTTTGCAGTACCAGCTGTGAACAGGTTATTAGTTACTGCATCAGTAGCAATGTTGACTGTGCCGTTGGTTACACCGTTGGTTAATATGTTAAAACCAGTGCCCGATCCAGGGTATGTTTGGATACCAAAGTTACTGGCAGTGGCACTTCTGAAAGACAAGCCTTCGCTGGTGGTCCATGATGGTTGGCCAGTATTGCCACTGGTTGGTCCAACTGAATTCAGCGACCAAATCAGTGTTTTGTTTGTTGAGCCATACAGCTTGATACCACCGTCATTGGCATAAGCATCGTTGGAACCCGGTGTAATATTGGTAACTGTACCCGCTACTGGCGTTGTGCCGCCTGTGACCACAATCTGTATGCTGGTACTACTTAGATTGCTCAAAACCAACTGAGAAGTATTACCAGAACCAAAACTACCAGTACCGTTTGTGGCACTGATTGCGCTGCCTACCACCAAGTTGGTGGTGTTGGTTATGCCTGTAATTGTGGCATACCAAGGACTGGCGTTCACGTTGCTGATTGTGAATGTCAGGTTGTTGGTACCGTTGGCACTTGAGCCGCCAAACACACTACCACCAATGGTTACAGTATCACCCAGTGCATAACCCACGCCGCCGGCGACCACCGTAATTGTGGTAACACCAGTGTATGTTGTGCCAGCACCGCTTATGGTGATGTTGAATGTTGCACCAGTGCCAGCACCGCTGGTGCTGAATTGACTCACACCAGACACTGTGCCAGTATAACCTGCGGCAATCTTTGTACCACTAATACTGGTAAATGTGGTTGAACCGGAAATGGATCCACCGATGGTTGTTATTGTGCCGCCGCCGTAGCTGATAGGGTTGATATAACCAATTTCAATATTTTTATCTTCTACCAACACACTGCTGGAGTTGACTTGCACCAAGCCGCCTTTGACGAACACACTGCCGTTAAAGGTTGTTGTGCTGAATGGAGCACCAATATTGATACTTGTGGCTGCGCCAAATGCGTTGACAGTTGTGGTGTTGGTGTTGACCAAGTTCATGGTTGATGCACTTTGCACCAAGTCACCGTTCAACAACAATGCATAACTACTGCTGTTACCGTTACCAGTTTGAGCATAAGTTGGGCCGCCGTCGAATGATGAGATAACATATTTGGTAGTGTCCGATGCCAATACCACAACACTTTGATTGGGCATCTGTAAACTTGAACTGCCTGAACTTCCTGGACCAATAAATGTACCGGCAGGAGTATTCAGTGTTACAACACCTCCTGAGTTATTATAGTAGGTCTGTGTTTGACCATACCAAATAGTTGGATCGGGAATTTGCACCGCATAAGGCGGTGATCCGACCAATTCTGTCAACAACCCCTGACTTGGAGTTGTGATAACCGTTGCCGAACTTAGTGTAGCAACTGCTGAGCTGTTATAACGTGCCATAATTTATTCTCTCTTGTATTCCTATTATTGTGTTGATGTTTCAATACCGTACACAGTTGCGTTTACAGTAGATGCCGCGCTGGCTTGACACACAATGTTCAAACCTGCCTGCATTACCAAACCTGTACGTTCAAATACACCATACCCAACAATAGTAGTCAAACTTTCAATGAAGTCTGATGCTAATGGGGATGCCACGTTGGCTGTTGTGCATATTGCCAGTTTTACTGTAACTGCACTAGCACTAGAATTGGTTAACGACACATTAAAAATGCTATAAGTGTTGTTGGGTACAGTATACAGCACAGTGTAACCTGAGTTGGTTACCTGTACTGACCCTGCTGTTTGTGGTGTTGTAAATCGTCCTGTTGCCATGTTATTATTTCTCCAAAATTTTTATCTTTGTGCGAAGAATGTAAGAGCAACTGGTGCCCCATCAATTCCACCTGTGAATAGCATTTTACTGCTTACGTATATCTGTTGATATCCGGTAGTGTTATATATTTGATTATTACCAATGAATATCACGCCCGCTGTCAATGTATTTACGTTCAAGCTACTAGAACCACCACCTATCTGGGCTGTGATATAGCTCTTGATAGCTTTCTGCGTAGGAATAATGTTGTCACTATTAGCAGTAAAGTACGGATCAGTACTGAAACTTGTAATAGTAGCGGATCCCACACCAACTGATACCGCTCCCAGTGTCAAACTCTGTAATCCAGCCAAGTTAAACGCACTGGCGTTCAAACTAGCAGTACCTGTTGATTGCTGTACTCCAAACAAGTTTCCAACGTTGAAGTTGCCGTCCTGGTCTGTACTTGTAAAGAACACACGGCCACCCACACTGCCCAATGTTTGATTGGCAGAAACTGCACTACTTACATTGACATACGGATAATTTGTCTGTGTCTGGTTTCCAGTACCGATATATAAGAAATCATGTCCAGTCAAGCGAACCTGACTGTATTTCAATCTTGTGGTAATCAAATTACCAGTGGTAGGAGCAAGATACACGCTAAGTCCTGGATTTATCTGGAATGTGGCTGTGTAGTTGCCTGGAATACCCAACAAGTTTGTCACTGCAACCAATTTGTACCAAACATTTGATATTGATGCAAATTGCACGTTTGCACCAGCAGTTGGTAAAGTATACAAATTGCTTATGTTGATAAATGTGCTGGTCTGATAGATGTCGCTATATCCGTCACCTACTGTGTTTGCTGTTGCAGTTGCATTGGCAGCACCTCTGTTAGGAAAGCTAGGGTTACCAAGCACTCCATCACCTGTACGCACTCTGACCAATGCCGCATTAATACGGTTTGGATCAGTAATAGTAACTATAGGACCAGTTGTGTATGTCATACCGGTTGGTGAAGTGGTTGTCAATGTCACTGGTACTGTGCCACCCGATGTGGTAGCCACTTGGAACGTGCCGGCTGGTGCTGAGGTTGTTGTAATACTGGAACCAATCACATAGTAAGTTGTTTGTAAAGCCAACCCACCTGCACTTACTGTATTAAACTCAACTGGTTGATTTGCTGACAAGTTTTCAATATTATCAGCTGTGATAACGTTTGTGGTTGCGGTTGTTGCAGTAACAATACCTTTTGCAAATCCACTTCCTGGCTCAATCACACGTATTTCACTAACTGCATTGCTAGTTACTTTGACACGGCCTTGTGGCGTTGCGCCAGTATGTATCACAGCCGCAGATGTTCCAGCAGTATTTGCAACTGCTACAAACAGCGGGTTATATCCGATAGTTGCGGCCAGTGGGTTACCAAATGCCACACTGCTCCAGTTTTGTGTTGCTGGTAATGTCTGTATAGTCCAGTTGATACCGTCCCAGCTGGTAGCACTTACAGCACTGTTTGCGGCTATGGCCACAAATTGACCTTCACCATAAGCAATACTTGACCAACTGTAAACACCTGGCAGTCCAGAACCTCCAGCAACAGTGGACAAGTTCCAAGCGCCGCCACCGTTAAGACTGTAAGCTATGCTAGAACTATTGCTGGCAATTGCTACAAAACGACCATTACCATATGCAATCCCGCTCCATGCCAGTGAAGCCGGCAAAGTCACATTGGATCCGCCTGCGGTTTGTGGAATCGCCCATGTGGTACCGTTTGTACTTGTAACAGGTGTGTTACCATACAAAGGTATGGCTACAAACAATCCAGTTGACGTGTTACCAGATGCGCCTGTTCCTGTAGAACCGTATGCCACAGCACTAAAATACTGAGCTGATGCACCTGCTGGAACAGTTCGTGCATTGAAGTTGATACCATCGCTACTGCTTGCTATAATACCTGCACCGGCTGTACCGCCTACTACAACATATTGTCCTAGACCATATGCAATTGCATTATAACCTGCACTTGGCAATGTCATAGAATTCCATGCGCCTGCTACTCCAGTAGGTGCCACGTTTGCACCAGCTGTTGTTGTGCTGATTGCCACAAATCTTGCTGACAAATCTGCAATAGTAATTGTAGGAACAGTTGAATATCCAAATCCAGCTACGGTTACTGTATAACTGCTGATACCATTATTGGTTAATGTAGGTGTTACTGTGGCTTGTGTACCCACATACAACAAGTTTACTGTGTTGTTGGCCACTGTACCGGTGGTATGTGTTGGGCCGCTTGTGGTAAATGTACCTGTACTTGTGGCCTGATAGTAGTTGGTTACGTTAGGAGTTACACCAGTATTCACAAAATAGTAGTAACTACCACTTGTGCCACTACCACCACTGCTCCATACTGTGCCGCTAAATGGAGCACTTAATGTAACAGATGGAGTTGTGCTGTTGTATCCGTAATTTTGTCCTCGTGTGACAGTGGTAACTGCGGAAACTGCACTGGTAACCACTGCAACTGTAGCACCACTAGCATAACCAGAACCATTAATAACCATGGTAGCTGTAGTGATAGTACCATTTAGAACTGTACAGATTGCCGAAGCACCTGATCCTCCGCTGACTGGAGTAATGGTGATTGTTGGAACTGTGTTATAGTTGAAGCCACCGTTGACAATAGTAATGCCTGTTACTTGGCCGCCCACCACAACTGCTGTTAATACTGCACCGCTTCCGCCAAAACCACCAACTGTAACTGTGGCTTGTGCGCCTTGGCCTCCGCCATATGTTACAGCATTCCAAGATGTTGCACTTGGTAATGCGCCGCCGTTGGCCCATGCACGACCAGTTGTGCTATATTGTGTAGTGGTAGCGCCCGTTGATACAGCAACATAGTTTCCAGAACCGTAAGCAACGCCCACATAACTGGCACTGGTTGCCAATGATCTTGCTACGCCTGTGTAACCTGGACCTGTATAGCTGATTGATGGTTCTATAATGTATGCTGATGTCAAATCAGTAGTGTTATTGATAACACTACCTGGAACCACATGGTCCCATCCAGCCGCATACAGCGACACGTTTTGTCCTGTAATAGAATTTACTGCCACTGGAGATGTTCCAGATGCAGTAGTTGTCACACTAAATGTTGTGCTGGCAGCGCCATTTGAGTTGGTGATGCCGTTCACGTAGTACACACTAAACGAAGATAATCCAAACGGTGCTGTTAATGTGTAGGTGAATGTCAATGGATTAACCAAACTAAACGCAAATGTCAAACCGCTTGGAGTACCAGATGTTGTGGTTGGGCTTGTTGAGCCGCCGCTTGTGGTAACCAATGTTATTGCACTTGAAGTTGGTGTTGGTGTCACAGCAACATAGTATGTACCGTTGGCAATTGTACCACCACCACCGTTTGATCCACTAATTACAACTGGTGTTCCTGCTGGTAGTGCCGCGCCTAATGCTGTAAATGTCAAGTTACCACTTGAACCAATATTGACACTGGATAAGTTACCGCTAGTTACCACTGTACCTGCTGTTGTACTGATAGTTGTACCACCAGAAAGTGCAGTTAATAATGTTACACCAGTTGTTGTTGGCGATGGGCTTGCAGCCACAAAGAATGTTCCTGTCGCCACTATGCCTGTTCCAACGTTAGCACCAGAAATAACCACTTGAGTATTAGCTGGTAGTGCTGTTGTAGTTGAGGTAAATGAAATTGCTCCAGTTGCCGAAATAGCAACACCACTCAACGGTGCAACTGCTGTACCAAGATACAACGGCATTGTGTTATACAACGATGCGTTGCTGGCCACAGTTAATGTGTTCTGTGTGCCTGTAACAGTAGCGGCTATCTGAGTCTGCGCAGTATTCAACAAATATTGAGTACCTGTTGTTGGTGCGCCGGTAACTGTTGTAAAGCTGTTAGCTGTTAATGCATATGTGCCTGCACCACCTGCGGTGTAAGTACTGTTGCTACCACTGACTGCACCATACAATGTTGTGTTAATTGTTATCACTCCAGTTGCTGGGTTCACTGCGGTTATGTATGTGCCCGCTGGTATTCCGCTAATTTGAGCAACATATTGCCCAACTTGTACTGTGTAAATTGAGCCAACTGTGAATGTTGCTAGAGTCAATGTGTTTGTACTGATAGTTCCAGTCATTGTGGCAGTAGCCAGTGCAGTTCCAGTAGCTGTTACCTGTCCTGCAACATAACTAGCAATCACACTACCACCACTTAGTACCATACCTGGTAACAAGTTGGCAAATGCAGAGCCTGACAACATGGTCTGTTGAATGTTGGTAACAGTTCCTGTTGTGGGAATTGTGCCGCCGATCACGCTGTATGTGATACTGGTTGTGCTTGGAACACTTGCTACAATTACACTGGTTGGAGTGCTACCGTATAATGTACCTGTACCATTTGTAGCAGTGATCTGGGCACCAACTACAAAACTGCTGGTGCTACTCATACCTGTGATGGTTGCTATCCATGGATTGGCTGCTGTACCAGCACCGGTAATACTTGCGCCAATTGATCCAGTTGAACTAAATGTTGAACTGGCTATTGATGCACTAGTGATTGATCCAGTGTTGATTGCTGTGATATATGTACCAGCTGTGACTGTACCGCTACTAGTTAGATACATACCGGCCACATAAGAGCCTGATCCCATGACAGGTGCTACCAGCGTTGGATATCTTCCTGCATATGTTGCTATGAAAGCACTACTGCTGGATGCGGCAGTTGCATTTGTACTTGCTGTCACTGGTAGTGTAGCAAATGTTGGACGAATAATTTGTGCATATTTGCTGGCATTGTTGAAAGCCAAAATATTAGCAACTTGTCCAACACCAGTACCAGCTGTTATCTGTACCTTCATGCCATTATACCCGCCAGTTAGTGCAGTGTCGGCAGCCGCAATCAGTTGATAACCCACGCCGTTGGCGTTGGTTTGTCCCACATTAACTGCTGACACATAACTTGTTCCGCCAGTTAATCCTGTGTTGTTTGGATCAATCAATCTTGTTTCAAATACTGCGGCATCACGGAATTCATCTTGGAAAGCCACTGCGTTGTAACCAGATCCGTTAACTGTAGGAACAGAATTTGTATAGTTGATACCGGCATTACCATATTCAAATCGTAGAATCTGTGTAGTGCTGTCAGTTACCACAGTGGTTATCGTGGCGGCAGCCGCTCTGTTATTTAAATTGGCATATATTGGAGTTTCAAATGTGTCAGTACCTTCGGCAAGCACACCGTATGTGCCATAAGAACTGTTACCGTTTGTAGCACGGATGCGTCCACCTAGCTCAGCTAGATAGCCTGAATAGCTGTAGTAGTTAAAAACTGAAACAAGTTCTGCTAGAGACCCAGTGCCAGTATTCCACCAACCAATACCATCACCGATAACGCAAGTATAATCGTTAGAAACAATAGACTTATTGCCCGCACTATGCAGTGCTCCGTCAACTTTTGCACCCACGCAGGCATAACCAAACATGGTACAATTTTGTACATAGGTACTGCGTGTCAATATTTGAACACTGGTATCGTTAGGTCCAAAGCCTGGATCAAGGCTTGTATAAGCACCGCCTGTTGGACGTTTTGTACCATAGGCATTTGCCGCACTCAAGGTACCTGTAATACCTGACAAAGTCATGTTTCGAAGTCCAGATCCATTACGTACCAAGAACATGTTACTGATAGTGGAGCTACCAACAGCATTGTTGTAGAGCTCTACAGCTCTCAAACTTCTACTGTTTCCAGTATATTGCAAGTCGTAGATCATTCCATTTAAGAATGAAGTGATATAACTTTGTGCTGTGTTAAAATAAGTTACAGTGAACGCACTACTTGTATTTGTTAGCGCCACTGCCGTTTGTGTACCTTGGCTTACTTGAGTCAACGACACTGTGAATGTTGTGTTGCTGTTTACAGTCAACACATAATAAGTTGTTGCCGCACTAAGCCCGCCAACTACACTTCCACTAAATTGTACAGGATCACCAACTGTAAAGTTGTGATTGCCCGAAGTTGTTATCAAGTTTGTTGTTGCGGCTGTGCTTGAAATTGAACCGCCATAACTGGCAGCCACATATGCAGTTGCTTCTGCACTTAAAAATCCAACGTTGGCACGAATAATCTCAGCGGCATTGACTGTGGTCAGTGTGCCATTGTACGTTACACTACCATGTATCATAGGACTGTTGTAATACAACACAGTAGCAGTAGGACCAAATGTTGCCGTGGCAGTCATACTGCTGGCTGTGTTGGTGATTGTATAGGCTGTACCGCTCTTGTAACTATTGGTAATAGTGAATGTGGTAGAGCTTGGTATTGTATTGATATAATACTGATTGTTTGCCCAAATTCCGCCAGCGGCATTCACAGTCAGTGTCATACTACCGCTTGAAACAGTGCTTATTGTAACTGATGAGCCACCCGATGTTGTACTTACAGTAATACCAGTTCCGCTTGCACTGACGATGTAATACAACTGATAAGGAGATATTCCTGCGTAGGTACCTCCACTGAAATAACATTGTTGTCCTACTGTGATACCCAGCGTTCCCACATAACCAGTTAGATTTAGTAAATTTGTAGTAGTCTGTGCAATCATTGTGCCAGAACCATTTGACAACGCCACGCTGTTGCCGCCTGCTGTTGCACTCAATGCACATGATGCACTTGCTGTGGGGCCAAAACCAATAACATAGTATGTAGTGGCTGTGGTTAATCCACCAAAACCAGTACTTGATAATGCTATTGCAGATCCAATAACTAGACCCGTTGTGGTTATTGTGGCCAGATATGTGTTGAATGTGATGCCAGATGCTGTACCTTGTGTGACAGTCAGCACGTTGCCAGTCACCGTGGTCAACGTAACAGTGCTTGTACCGTTGGTAACACTAACAACATAGCTGGTACCGGCTGTGTAGCCAGTCCATGTTATACCGCTCAATGATCCAGTTGGTGTTAGTACTTGTCCCACATAAAATGTACCTGCTGATTGTGCAGTACCAAACGTAAAGCTACCGCCACCATTACTTGTAATTGTACCAACTCCAGTCAATGCCACAGTTGCAGTTGCAGTAATTGATCCTGCAAATGCTGCCAGCGTTGAAGTTACAGTTGTGTTAATATTGGCTGGCAAGTTGGTGAATGATACTGGTTGGTTAACTGCCATTGCACTGGTGCTGGATGCTGTCAACACATTGGTACTAACTGTCGCTGTTGTCAAGGTCGTAGTTGCTTGGCCATTAATTCTATAGATAATATCATCAATCAATGTCTGTGCCTGAACTTGTCCTCCAGCGGCAGCTATCATTTTGGCTTTGAAACCAATAAAATTTATAGCGGCTGTTGTTGCATAAAGTTGATTGTTGACATTATTAACAACTGCTTGGGCGCTGGTGTTTGATCTGTTGAATGCACGGCCAACTGCAATGGTGTTAAAGTTGGTTGTAAACAACACATCAAAACTTAGGGCGTTCACAATCAATCCCGCATCGCGGCTTGTTAATGTTGCGCTTATGTTGTATTGTTGATTGTATTTTGCAACAAATACTTGAGTATCCGAAGCAATCTCTGTTGCTCTTGCTTGTAATTGTGTGTAGGCAAGTTGTAATGCATTGGAACCAACCAGTGTGTATGCACCGCTATTGACTGGTGTAAAGGTTGACAATGATGTAAATGCTGTGCCTGTGCCACCAGTAATGCTTAGAGTATATGTACCAGCGGTATTTGCTGGGTAGAACAAATATGCACCGCTAGCTTGGAGTGTAAATGTTACCGGTGAACCAAAATAGTTTGCAATAGGCACTGTGGTACTACCGGAACTATATGTTGAAGCCACATATGTTCCTGCTGGAATACCAGTACCAGTAATAAATTGACCTGCGGCAATACCGGTTGCGCTGGCAACAACAAATGTGCTTGTACCATTGCCACCGCCACTGCTGTATGTTGTGGCAGCTTGGGCGCCAGCACTGCTGGATATTTGGTTAACAATGTACATGCCATTGATACCAGTTCCTGTTAGTAATGTGCCCGGTGCAACTGCACTAGTTTGTGAGCTTACAGTTAATGTAGTACCGCTGATACTGCCGGTAATAGTATTAACTGTTGAGTTTGCATTACCGTTGGTGAACCAATAAATTACATCAGCAATACGTGCTGAAGCAAATGCGGCTGGTGCTACGCCTGCATCTGAACCTGTTGTCTGGGTCGCACCGTTACCAGCTGTTGCGGCAACACTTTGAGCTCGTACAATTTGTCCAACGATGGCTTGTAATCTTTGGAACGTTGCAAGATATGCTGGCTGATTAACCAAAGGAATTTGATTAATATTTAAACTGTAGTATGAGCTGCCGTTAATTATACTTTGATTGTTACAACCGTAAGCCATATCATATTGCATACCGTCCAGAATATATTGAATTTGCAATAGATATATTTGTTGACCAGCAACTCCTAGACTTGACCAGACACTACTATAGTTGGTATTCATGAATGCTGTCAATTCAGCTTTAATAAATCCATAGTTGCTGGTAATCTGTGTAACACCTGTGCTATGGCCTGGTAAGAATGAACTATTGTATCCAGTAACAGTTGTAATACTAATCGCAGGAACTTGTGCAATTCCGTTAAAGATCATGTTATTGATACTGCTGGTAAATGTATTGATTGTATTAACTGCTGTAGAACTTCCCACATCAGCTACTGACAACTGAGTATTTTGTCCGCTAACAATAGGCGATCCAGATGTTGAAGCTGTTGTTGCGTTGGCATAACTTACAGTTGTAGTGGTGCATGCTGTTACTGCATAACTGCCGTTGTAGCCTGCGGCTGAACTTGTAAAACCACTCACTGTGATATACTGACCAACACTAAATGGTGCAGTTGTTTGTGCGGCAAATGTCAATGTTGCAACACTGGCAGCGCCAGTTGAAGCTGATACTGACAGATATTGTGTGTTACCTGTTGAACCTGTTATACTTGTGTTTTGTAGCAAATTGCCAAGTTGTGTCTGTAGACGAGTCAATGCCACAATAGTTTTTGGTTTGTCGTTAGCCAGCGTGATATTAGCTACAGCTGGTTGTACAGTTGATGATCTCAATTCATCTCCATACACCACTGTGTATGACGGTACCACGATTGGTAATACTTCGTTATAAGTTCCTGTTTTAACTGATATGGTTGTAGTTGCATTTGCAAGGATACCAGTTATTGGAGTTGTATTTCCTAAACTCAATGGCGCTGTTACCAATCCAACTAATACTGGAATTCTGGTCAACGCTGCCGCTTCTGCTGTGTATGTAGTATTGATTTGCTGAGTAGCTCTTGTGTAGTTCACAGTACCGCCACTGATATAGCTGGCAGTTGTGGTGTTGGCATAACTGACACTTGTGGTTGTACTGCTTAGTACCACATAAGTTCCATTATATCCAGCTGGACTGACGCTGGCTACTGTTATCTGACTTCCCACATTATAAGCATAACTTTGTGCAGAAAATGTGATTGTTGCTATTGCACCAGTACCGCTAGCACCAGTTACTGTAACTGCTGAGCTGATTGTGGTTTGATAATTTGTACCAGGAGCAGTATTTGCACCAACATTTGATGTTATCAAGGTACTTAGATAATTCAATGCCTTGACAAACGGGCTGATATCATATGCCAATACTCCGGATGTATAGCCAGTACCAGCACTATTGAAATAAGTCAATGCATTGGCAATAGTCTTGCTATTACCAGTGTGTGTAATATCAAAAATTATTCCGTCAACAATAAATCCTGTATCTCTTTCAGTTTTAGACTGACTGTAAACATATTGACCCAAATTGGCTGTGCTGGTTGTTGATAAAGTCACTGCTGTTTGAGCGCCAGATGTGCTGGGGTTGGTGGCCACTTGAAACTGTGTAGAAGTAATGCTGGACCCAATCACATAATATGTGGTACCAGCAGTCAATCCACCCGCTGTCACGTTAAACACAACGGGCATGTTACTATACAAATTAGTAGTTGTGGTCTGTGCAATTGTGCTGGATCCGCCAACTGTTATCAAGTTGGTTGATGTTGTTGTTGCTGTGATGTTGAATGTGTAATTGTAAAGAACAAAATTATTAACTTCTTTCAACAAGAACTGCTTGTTGATTTGAATCAAATTACCTAAATTTAAATTCAAGTAACCATTTTCTACCTGCTGGCAAGCAAACTGTATGGTTCTCCAAGGTTTGTCTAAAGTTGTTCCTTGACTTGTTGCCAATGTATCTACACCTGTGGCGCTGGACACATACACAATATTGTTGATTTGTCCGTAGTAAGCCCAACTTGGAGTATTTGAATTCACACGTAACACTTGTCCATCAGTGCCAATTGGCAATCGTGTAGGTCCAGTAGAACCATAATAGAACAAGTCGCCTGTGACAGTTAACACAGCGGATTCGTTACCTGCTGCCAATAAATTCCAATAGGCACCAACAGTATCAGCATCTGGTTTATTACCCGATGCACTCACGTGTCCTGACACACAGATATAACTATTAGATCCAAAATATACCACATCGCCTAACACATAAGAAACTGCTGTACTCCAAGTAACTGCATAGCCTACAGAAGTAAATGTTGTAATTGCACCCGAAGACTGGCCGGTAATTGTTATGGTGATGTCGTTAGCTGGGCTCAATCCGCCCAAACTGGTACCTACAATTTTAATTGTATTTGATCCGCCGGTAGAACTGTAACCTGAGCCGCCGCTTGCAAGGGTAACACTGTAAGTTGTTTTACTAGCAGTAACGTTAAATGTTGCACTAGTGCCAGTACCGGTCACATTGGTTGCTGATACGGCATTATATGTACCGGTAGTGGGATTGTATCTTATACCAGAATTCAAACGAGACCAGTAAGTAGCAAATGGTGGTTGAGGCTGAGTTGTTACCGAAACACTTTGCCCTGTTGTAGTTGATAAGGTTACCGGTGAAACACCACCGGATATAGAAGCTACCTGGAATGTGTTGGCTGTAATGCTTGAACCGATAACATAATAAGTTTGGCTGCCGGTGAGTCCGCCGACTGTTGATGCAAATACAACTGGTAAATTGGCAACTAAAGCAGTTGTTGATGCACTCAAGGTAATAATGTTTGTTGTTACTGTTGTACCTGTCAAAGTCAATACATTTTGAGTGTTGTCTGCCAAAGCTAGATATGTATAGCCACCAAGATTTACTACCTGGCCGATTTTGTAACTGGTTACTCCAGTCCATGCACCCTGATAACTGAATCCGCCTGTGTATAAATTCCAATAAGTGGTTGCAGTTGTTGGATTTTGATTACTTGCAATCTGTGAAGCAACATATAAATTACCACCGTATGTGACAATATCACCAGTTACATATGTTGTCGCACTTGACCATGCATTGCTACCGCCTGGAACATATTGAAGTCCGTTTACGAATGTGGCAAAATTACTAGTACTAAATGTTGCACTTGACACGTGAGCTGTTGTACAAATAAACAAGCTGGCTCCGTATTTTACAATATCATTCAAACGATATTTTACACTACTTCCGCTCCAGGCTCCTTGATAACTTAGACCTGGATTAAATGTTGACCACTTGGCTTGATCTTGTTCAAGACCCAGTGCTGTTGTGTTTGCTGACACATGTGCAGTGGTAGCAATATATGTATAACCACCGTATGTAACTAGGTCGTTGACTTTGTATCGTGTGTTGACAGACCATGTGCTTAGATAATTGATATTACTGGCAAATGCTGTCCAGTTGGCTTGATTAAGTTCTAATCCTAATTGGCTTGCTCCTGCCACAGTGCCCAGAACCGATACTGTGTATGTGCCAGTCAATGCAAATGTAACTTGTGTTGTAGTACAAGTAACAACTGTAAATGTTGTGTTGACGGTATTAACTGTACCACTAGTCTGTGTTGGAGTAAATCCAGCAAGAGTAATAGTTGCACCAACAAGGAATGGTTGCACCACTTGGCTGGCATAAGTCAGTGTGGCAGTTCCGCCACTAACTGTAAATCCAGTAGCTGTCAAAGTGGCTGTTGCAGTGGCGCTGGTGTGAGCTGTTGTTGCTTGATAAACAATACCGCCGTACAACACCTGATCGCCTAATTGATAATAAGTAGCATTTGCCCAAGTACCAGTCCAACGAGTACCGTCTGCAACCAAACTCCAATATGAGGAAGCTAAATCTGTTGCAAATACCGCTGATGATGTGTTACTTACGATACAAATATAAGTTTTTCCGCCGACCGAAACCACGTCGTCTACCACATAGGTACTGCTACCTGTCCAAGTACCTTGATATACAAACTTAATTCTACCTAATTTATATTCTGCCATTTTTTATTCCTCTGGTCTATTAATATTTATCTTATTGCGTGAAAGTGCGATGCGCACCCCAACGTATGAAGTAATGTAGGGCTACTATATTGCCGTCTACTCCATTAGCATTTATATACATCTTGCTTTGCACATTTACCGAAGATCCTGCTTGTCCCGCTGGAATGCTAGATCTGATGTAATTTGGGCCGCCGACTACTACCGTACCTGCTGTTATTTGCCCAGTGAATGTGTTTGCACCACCCTGACTCAAGCGACTTGACAAGTATGATCTAATTGCTCGTTGTGTTGGTATTATACCATCACTATTTGATGTGAATGAAGAATCTGTACTGAATTGTGTAATGACCACACTGGAAGATCCCAATGCAATACCACCCAATGACAAACTACTCAATCCTGACAATCCAAATTGACTTGCACTCAATGTAATAATACCAGTAGCCTGTTGTACACCAAACAAGTTACCTACCTTGAAGTTACCGTCTTGATCCGTACTTGTAAAGAACACACGACCATAGTTGGCTTCAATAGTTTGATTGTTAAGCAAATTGCTATATCCGGGTTGTGGTATCTGTAGAGGATAATTTGATTCTACTAGATCTCCAAATCCAATATTTAAGAAATCATGATTGGTCAATCTTGCCTGACTGTACTTGACACGTATTTGCACATTGGTGCCGTTCGCAGGACTTTCAAGTATGCTAAGAGCAGGATTGATAGCCACATTCACTTCCAAATTTGGAGCAGTGGTACCGTAAATCGCAGTAGCACTGGTAACTTTATAAACACCAGTATTTCCAGTTATGGTCAAGTTGGCACCCGGGCTTGGCAACGCAGTTATGTTATTGAGAACAAGATTATATCCCGTTTGAAAGGTGTCTGCAAATCCGTTTCCTGTAATTAACACGCTGGTTGTTGTTGTGTTATAGTTCTTTCCTTTGTTATAGAAACTAGGATTGCCCAACACACCGTTGCCAACTCGTGGTGTTTGAGTAGCTAAACTGGTTACATTAGGATCTGTTATTTCAACTGTTGGTAGAGTAAACGCACCGTTTACTCCTGTTACATATCCAGAACCTGGTTCAAACATACTGATATTGGTTATCGAATTAGAAGCAACGCCTACCCTGCCTTTTGCTCTAACACCAGCACTGATTCGACTACCTATTCCTGTTCCAGCCAACGTTACAAACAAGCCGGCACCGGATGTGTTTAGGCCAAATGCGCTGGCACTGTAGCTGTCACCAGTCACAGTTTTTACACCCCAGTCGTATCCGTTTTCACTAGTGTAAGAAGTTGTACTTCCAGATGTGAGAACCAAGAACAAACCTTGTCCATAGGTAATTCGGGTGCCAGAGGCTGCCAGAGGCGTTTGATACCAGTTGATACCATCAAAACTGTAAATCGGAGATGTTGTTGATACACTTGATATTGCTACAAATCTATTATTTCCAAAAGCAACACCCGACCAAGCGCCGGTTGCGGGCAATGTCATTGTTAACCATGTTGCACCAAAGGTCGTACTATAGGCTCCTGTATTGCTGCCAGTGATCAAAGTTACAAAAATTGTACTTTGTACACCCGCTACCTGGCATATTCCCACGGCTAAATTTGTCCATGCACTAGAACTAGGCAATGTTGCTGAAGTGAAAGAAACAGCACCTCTTACAAAGTTAGATGTGTATGCCACAGTGTTGTATCCCGATGCAATTGCTACAAATGTGCCATTTGAATATGCGATACTACTATAAGGAACATTGCTTGGCATAGTGAATGTGCGCCAGCCCAATCCATTACTGTTAGAATATATTCCTGTTGTAGTTGAACTGCTTAACGCAACGAAATATCCGTTGCCATAGGTAATACAACTCCATGTGGAAGCTATCGGTAATGTGGCGCTGACCCAGGTAGATCCGTCTAGACTATAACTAGAAATGTTGCCGCCACTTGGTATAGCCACCCATGTTCCTGAGCCAAACGCCATGGCAGACCAATTGTATCCAGTTATGGTAACTGGGCTTGTTGCCGCTGTTTGGTAAAATTCTGGTACTGAGAATGTTATTCTGGGTTCTATGAAGTAAACAGTTGTGGAGTCTAGACTTGGAAGGATCGGTGTTGCCGGAGTAACATGATCCCAACCCACTTGAGACAGGCTCATTGATCCTGTTTTAGTTAACAATGTTATAGGTGTACCGCCACTAGTTGTGGGTAGCGTTGACACTTGGAATGTTGCGCCAGCACCTGCATTGATAATATTATTGATATAATAAATTTGTCCTGCTACAACTCCGCCAAATAATGCAGTACTGAACTGTCCATTCATAGAACCCAGTCCTAGTGATAACGACAATTTTTTACTAGTTGTTGAGCCAATCATGCTGCCGGTTGTGTTGTTTAATGCAAGCGGTGCGGGACAAGTTCTAGAAATCATATTACCAGTGGCATCGCTTAGTCCGTATGTGCCGCCGCCCGGTGATTGGCTTACTGTGAATGTTGTTGCACTGTTCACTGTTGAAATGTAATAAACTGTTTCAGATTGTAGTTGTCCAAAATTATTTCCTGAAAATATTATTGCCTGACCTATCACAAACGAACCAGTACCAACAGAGCTAGGTGCTATGGTGATTTGATTGGTAGCACTGCTAGTTTGTATTACTCTTTGTTGAATAATTGAAGAAGCTATGGTAAATGTATTGATATCCACGATAGAGCTGATCCAATATTCAACACCATCAGTGATACCCGAACCGGATATGGTAGGTGCAGTGAATAGAATTGGATTTAAAATTACCAACGATGCTGTACTACTGGTGGTAAGTGTATTGGTGGTAGATGCTGTCTGTGTGACTGTAATATTGCTAGTGCTAGCAGATATAGTAAAATTATTTGCATCGATAATATCACAAATATAATATGTGTTACCTACACTAATTCCCCCAAGAGCAGATCCAGTAAACTGGATAGGATAGTTTGGCACCATGTTTGCTGTTGGTGCCTGCACATAACTGGTTGCCGAACTAAAATTAAGAGTCATTGAGCCCGATGCAGTATTCAACTGTTGTACTGATCCAAATAAAGTAGATGTTATTTGAATTGTGCCACTGTCAATAATAGAGTAAACATAATATGTGAAGTTAGGTGTAATGCCGCCAAATGTAGTTCCAGTAAACAACATGGGCATGTTGATATACATGCCCAACGAACTTGCAACCGTGATAGTATTAACAATACCGCCGGTTACTTGTGTACATGATGTTTGAGCCAGAGAAGTAGATGTTGCTGTTGTTGAATAATAGGTCGGTGTAAACATTACCGGCATATCAATATAAAAATTATTTGCCAGTTTGTAAAAGACTAGCGTAAAGATATTTGTACCTGCTGTGGTACTGACTACTGGAGGAGAAACAAAGTTTTCTCTTAATACAATGGCCTGTTTTAAAGAAGCATTATAGTAACCTATATACCCGTATTGACCTGCGCCTGTACCTGCCAAGATAAAAGCTCTCATACCAATATAATTACCAGAAGTATTGACATCCGACGCGGCCAACGTTACATATTGTGATGTTCCGCCTTGAGCATTGTTGCTGGCTGTCAAGTATCCTGAACCGCCAGTATAAACAACTGTTTGAAACACACTGCTGGATCTAATTTCGTCGCCTAACAAATAGGCATCTATTCCCGATCCAGCAACTTCATAGTTTGCATATGCAGTGAATGTAGTGGATAGTTGTTCATGGAAGAAGCCAGGAGTATAACTACCCACATATGCTTCAGTAACAGTTCCGTCCGTAGCTGATCCTACAACAAATGTTGGACCACCGGCACCAGTAGTGCCAGCTGTGGTCACTTGATACACATTTCCTCTAAATGTTAGATAAGTGTTAACAGTCACAGTGGTAGATGCAGTCCATGGAGTAGTTACAACCACACTGGCAGGAACTCTCGATTGTTCTAACTGTGCGCCATACAAATAGGTATACTGTCCGGCAGCGCCGTTAAATCCTTTAGGATATAATCTATACTGAATTGATGTATTTAATCCGCTGGCATCGTATGCTGTAAACCACAGTCTATACCAACCAGGAGATGACGTGACTTGTGCTCCGTATTGGGTTGGAGTATAGCCGCCGCCTGTTGAGCTTGGTGTCACTACTCCCGAAGCAAAATTATAATTCACAGCACTGGTCATTGAACTAGACCCAGAGAATATCATTTGTAAATCTATCTGGGTAGCAGTACCTTGATATATGTAAATGCTGGCCGTGTATGGTAATGCATTACCAACTGGAACAGTGCCTGCCACAACAACACTTGATACCGAAGTTCCCGAAACAGTGTTTACTGTTATAACACAGTTGTTAGCTGGAGTTCTTCCGCCCAACACCAGTCCAGCAATGAACAATTGATCTCCTGGAAAATATCCCGAACCGCCATTAACGATCGTAACACTGTAACCGGTGGCACTTATAGTCACATTGGCTGTCGCTCCTATACCCACTCCGGTACTGGTTGAAATATTTAAAGCTGTGTACGTTGCACCTTTCGCACTAACTGATACATTTTGAAAAACAAAAGCAGTTCCGGCAGGAGTATTACCAATCATATACCATGCTTTAGTATTGGGTGTTAGAGGAGCTGTAAATATCTGGTCAAATGTTATATTGCTGTCACTACCCCATGGGCTATTTACAAAACTGTTACTTTGTTGTAACAAATTTGTTACCGGTGTTAGATAGTTTGATCCAGCATTGCTGTAGTTTAATTTGACAATTTGTGCGGTCACACCCAGGCTGCTTTGAACACTGGCCTGACTTTGTTGTGATTGATTAAACACTACTCCGCTGATAGGAGTTTCTGTAGTGTCAAAACCAGTTGCGATAACACCGTAGTAACCGTAACTGCTGTTTCCATTGGTAGCACGAATACGGCCACCTGCCTCTGCCAAATACGCTGTGTAGGCATAGTAGGAAAACACACTCACACATTCAGTCAATGAGCTAGGGCCTGTGCACCATACACCTATACCGTCTTGTATAACTTGTGTAAAATCATTTGCTACTATGGATTTGTTGCCGCCGTTGTGCAGAGTTCCATCAATTTTTAATCCCACAGCACTATTACCAAATGTAGTAACGTTTTGCACATAAGGGCTACGAGCCAAAATCCATGCCTTGGTATCGTTTGGTCCCAGTCCTGGATCCAAACTAGTATAAGCGCCGCCACTTGGTCGCTGTATACCGTTACTATCAGCGGCCAAGTACGTGCCGTTCAAACCAACCACAGTCATATTTCGTAAACTGGTACCGTTTCTCAACAAGAACATGTTGCTGACTTGATCACCTGCTATCATAGTGCAACTTACTGTACTTGTTGTCACTACGACTGGCGTGCCACGTGAAGTAATTGATACATTTGAGTTTGTAACAGTGGCTGCCTGGCTGATTGTTATATAGTTGAAAGATACATTATAGCCGGGTGCAGAGCCAGGTACTATGCTAGAAATAGTAGTTCCCACAGGAATACCAACACCAGTTATGGTGTTGCCCACAACCAAATTATATACACTGCTGACATCTGATATAGTTGTGCTAAGATTGGTAAGTGTTCCTGTAAAAACAGTAGTAGGGCTATTTACAAGACCAAACGAATTGCTAGTAATTGTAGGGCCGTTAATATAATAAGTCTGTCCAGCAGTTAGTCCGCCTACAACAGTTATAACAGTGTTGGGCACTGCTGTGGCATTGGGGATAAATTGTACTGGCATCTGATCTGCAATTGTAGTACCGCTAGCACCTGTGGTGCTGTTCACTGTGATTAAATTTGTTACACCGTTAGACGATGTAACTACGGATGTTATACTTGTTCTTGGTCCCACAGTTACACTGCGTAAATCGTCTCCCACAATACTGCAATTGGCTGGTACAAGGATGGGCAATGTTTCAAAATATGTTCCTGTTTTTACAAATATAGATACTGATTTTCCTTGATTAGGAGTTGGTAACTGGCTAGCAGAAGCAATAGTTAATGCATTAATTAGGTAATTCAGCAACACTGTCACTGTACCTGAAGCACCAACTTCTGCAGAAGTTAGACCAGTAACTTGATATTGTTTAAAAGTTGCACTGGCATTATTCAGCACCTGATAGTTTGCGGCTGGTGCAGATTGATTGATTGTACTGGATATCAAACTGTTAAAGTAAGTCAGAATAGGCAAATAATATGGCATATCTGCTGTTACAGCGGCGTTAAAAAATGTACTAGTACTACCGAAAGCAAAATATGCCAATGCAGTTGATATGGTTTGACTGTTGCCTCCGCGACCTAGGTCATAGATTAATGCATCTATGATATATCCAAGATCTCTTGCAGTTTTAACACTGTCAAACACGTAACTGGTTGTGTACGGACTAATGTTGTTGTTGATTTGATAGGTGGTCCAAGCCAACATTTCTGCTCTTATCCAGTCTTTATTTTGCGTCAATAGTCTAACAGCATTGGGATTAAACAATCCGTTGGTAGCTAGATTGGCTGCATAGGCAATAGATCTCAACGGTCTGTCTACACTGTTACCGTAACCTGCGGCATCAACACCGGTAGACACTGACACATATAAAATATTTGAAACAGCAGAAAATTCTGCCCATGCTGGTAAAGTGTTGTTGGCTCGTAAAATATATCCAGCAGTGCCAACTGGAATAGCAGTGTAATTGTTGTTGTTATAAGTTGTTATATCACCAAGATTGCTACTGGCATTTTTTCTAAAATGGTCAATGGCTATGATCCAGTAGAGTGACGGACTTGATGCTACATCAATATCTGGTCTATTTGCATTACTAGCAACACCCTGCTGAATGGCACTGTATGTTCTGTTGTTATAAACTACTAAATCACCTGGTTGATATGTCTGTCCCAGAGTCCAACGTCCTGCAAAAAATGTTTCAGGAACTAATAATTTCCAATAAGTGGGATTGACCCCTGTAAAAACAATTGCTTGTCCGTTAACTGGTGATCCATCTGGAGCCGCACTCAGTACCAGTGTGGTACTGTTGGTGACTGATACTACAGTTTGTCCTAGAGTAAATCCTACACCCAGTACAAACGATCCAGCACTTGCGCCAGCAGTACTTGCAACAACAAATGTGGTACCGCTACTGCCTGCTGATGTATAGGTTGTTGAACTGCTAACCACTGGATCCTGAGGACTGGACAGTGTTATATTGTTGTCAGCTGTAGCTTGAAATAATCTGCCGTTGCGTCTCACTACTGATCCAACAGGATATGCCGTGACAGAATTCCAGTCCGTTGGTGGGGTTGCCCCAGGAGTCAGCAATGACCAATTGGTACCCGAATCCGTGCTGGGCGTGTTGCCTATATTGACAAAACTGTTACTTGTATAGATGTTACCACCATATGTAACAACATCACTCACGTGATAAGAATACGACGCTGAATAAGTGCCTAAAAACTGCTGATCTGGTATGAAAGAAGAAAAATAACTGTTGTTAAATATTGCACCACTGGTATGATAACCTGTACAAATATAAGTATTGCCGTTAATGGTAGCAATGTCATTCAGTTTGTATCTCGTGTTAGGTAACCATACTCCGGTATAACTTACTCCATTATCTAATATGGACCATTTGCTTTGATCCGCTTCAAGACCTAACAATGATGTTCCAGAGCTGGTGTGTGCTGTCAAACAAGTATAAACGATGCCACCGTATGTGACAACATCATTGATGCCATATGCTGTGTTAGTCGCCCATGCTTGACGTAAATTTATACTTTGAGTGTACACACTCCAGTAGCCTGGTTGGCTGGCAAATACTGTACTGGTATGGGGAACTGTGCAATAATACACAATGCCTCCAAAAATTATAATATTTCCTTGACTATAAAAAGTACTGGTAGTCCATGCACCTTTAAAAGTTTTACCGTCTAGTATTAAACTCCATTTGGCAATGTCGTTATAAAAACTTGTGGCATCGGATCGGTTGGCTACTAGTGCGGCATACGTTTTGCCTTGATAGCTGACAATATCGTCTTTTGCATACTCATAATTAGTAGTCCATGGGCCGCTCCATTCAAAGCGTAATCGTCCAATTTTAAATTCTTGTGCCATTGTATATTTTTCCTATTAACCTACTACTACAATCTGTGAGCCAGAGTAAGTGTATGCTTGATTTACTCTTACTACTAAATTTCCCTGCGAATCAATGTAATAGTAACAGTCTTTGCTGTCCCATCGATACTGATCAAATACTAAATTTGGATATGGTCGAGAATGATCTGTAGCCAATCTTCCGTCAAAAAAGTCAACACCGTATTCAAAATTTTCAAAATTCAAGGCATTTGGGCCTGGTGCATTTACTGCAATAGTAGTTTTGCTGGCCACTTGATCTACTTTGTAAAAATAAAGTGTACCATCGTCTAGTCGTTGTAGTGCTAGGAAATATCGAGCATTTCCTTCGCCGAGACTGTCGTTTAAATTAATTTCTGAGCCAATTGTATATGCCATAATAGTAATTATCCTTTATGATATCTCTACCCAACTCATAACCAAATCTAAACTAGTAGCTGTGTTACTGGTCATGATTACATTGGTTAGCGGGCCAAGATTTAATTTTTCACCACCCGATACTACTCTAGCACTGCTGTTAGGCGGAATAGTTAGTCCATACACATAGTATGCGCTGGTGCTGGCCACGGTATCTTGAATTTGTATGTTTGCCTGAACAATATCAGGTGTGGTATTAGATAAACTCATACCAATCACTGTAGTGGTAGCACTACCATTTGAAGTCAACACAGTAGTAGGCGTTGTGCCCAATCCTGATAAGAGTACATTTTTAAATACGGTTGCCATTTATTATCCTAATGCCAGTGCTAGACCAGCTCCTAAACTGTTTGCTGTTGCTGTGGTAACACCTGTGCTACTGCCCGCAACGCTGGACCAACTTGATCCATTATACACTTCCACATACTGTTGATCAGTATTGTATCTAATCATTCCAACTTCCGAGTACAGGGTACTGGGTCTATTGCTGTTTGATCCCACAGGAATGACCACACCACTGTTTCCACTAAATTGAGCATAACCTGCCAGTGTTCCTGAAATAGTGATTGAAGTAATGGTTTGACTTGGTGACACATAATATGTGCCAGCGGCGCCTGATCCTGTTCCCAACGATGCAATTACTGATCCTGCTAGGATCGTGTTACCGCCCGATCCACCGCTGATAGACATGCCATTAAGGATAGTTCCTGTAGGTGTGCCTGTGACTGTGAGGATTATCGGAGTACCAGTAAGAGTTGTACTTGAAACTGATTGTGAAATATTTATTCCCCAACTGCTGGTACTGCTTGTTCCAGAGCCACTGATGTTACTAGTAACATATGTACCAGCAACCAATCCGCCGCCAGTCAATGCCATACCGGTAATGATTGAAGGTGTACCACCTTGGAATGGTGTCAATGCCCCAAATGTTGTTCCGTTATTTGTAACTGTTTGTATTGTACTGGCATCGGTAGCAAATGTGGTTGGATTGCTGGCTGTGAGTAATAATTTTGTGTTGGCTACACTGGTTAAATTAACAGTTGGAACAGTAATTGTACTTGCCGTTGGATCATAAATTGCTGTGCCTACCACAACTCTTATATTGGCAATACTTCCTTGGAAATACCCGGCGCCTGCTTGACTTCCAACCAGCGTTGTTAGGCCCTGATAGTTTAAATTATTAGCAATAGTACCAGTACTTGATCTTGTGCCACCAAAGAACACAGTTTCAACGCCCGAACTATTTTTAGTCACCGCAATGTGATACCAAGTATTAAGACTGATAGTGGGAACAGTGTAGTTGTTACTGGCTTGATTGTATGGTGTTACACTGATATTATTTGGACCTGCCAGTGAATTTATTTTTAGACTAAATCCATAGTTGGTACTGCCGCCAAATATAAATCCAGTGGTTCCGCCAGTCATGTAAAAGAAACATTCAGCCGTAAATGCAGACTGGTTAATTGTGATACCAGGTGTAAAACTTAAATTTTGTGAACTACCGTTAAGAGCAATACTGCCGCCCACAGTCCAGAATGGTATTTGTGTAACACTCATTGTTGTCAGCGTAGTACTGCCAACAATACTGACAGCAGTACTGGGTGCAATACTGCCTGTAAAACTTGCAGAACTTACTGTTTGTGTAAAACTAGTAACTGCACCAGACACTGTATTGGTAACAGTGTTGTTGGTAAATTTCAAATTACCAAAAACAATACCACCGGTGCCAGTTGTGTTAAAATTGATATTGGTATTGGATGTACTGGCGCTAATAGTATTGCCAGATATTGTTAGATTAGCAGTATTAAATGTTGTTGTGTTTAGTGTGGTAGCACTAAAAGTACTGGTTGTTAATCCTTGGGTATAAACATTTGACCATTGTAAACTGGCAGAACCCAGTGTATAAGTGTTGTTTGTTGATGGTAGGATATTACTGTTGACTTCACCTGTGAACGTAATAGTATCGGTTGTTGCATCGCCAAGTTGAATATTTCCGTCGGCTGTAATCGTTCCTGTGGCATGTAAACTACCAGTGATCAACACATTGTTGTTGAGGTTAATTACACCCGTTCCGTTGGCTGTGATATTAATTGCGCCGTTGGTGTTGGTTGAACTAATTGTATTGCCAGTCAACTGTAAATTGCCTGGACTAACTGTAGTCATTGAAACAGTAGGACTGCCGCCGCCTGGACTAAAAGTTATGTTACCCGAGCTTGAAATTGTACTGCCGCTAATAGTTAAATTAGCCAGTGTGGCTTGGGTTGAAATATATAAATTGGTAGTGCGAGTAGTTCCGTTAACTGATAAATCGTTAGTGGGCGTGGTTGTATTAACACCGATACGGCTGTTGTTAACATCCAAGTAAAGAAGGTTCGTCTCAAAAGCTAAATTTACACCGTTGCGTTGTAAATTATCCTTTAAGAGCGGACCTGAAATTCGACCAACAGCCATTTACGCTCCTCGCATACCCCGTGTTTCACGGTTAACCACCTTGCATTGCGGGTTTACCACAGTTGAATATCGTAAAAACTTGGTCAGCTTTTACAGTATTAGTATTTAGCTGTTTTGGTATTTTGAGGTTTAGAACCCAAAGATTATGACGTTAGTTAACAGGATTGTTGTGACTTGTGCCAAGGTCAAACTGGAGCCTTGCCCACCAATTGGAAGCCATGCATATCCGTTGTAAGTTTCGCCGTATTGTAAATCTGTATTGAAACGGGTCATACCTGCTACGGCATTACCTGGACGTTGTGCAGTAGTTCCGGAACCAATACTAACACCAGTGGCATTATTGAATTTGTAGTATCCGGTGCCAGTACCCGCCAATGTGTATGCACCTGAGCTGGTATTGGTAAAACTGTTTGCGGCATTGAACGCTGTGCCATTAACACTGATTATTCCTGTGCCCGAAGGAACAAGTCTAAAATTTTGATCAGTACTGGTATTGGTAATTGTGTTGCCGTTGAAGCTGAAATTTCCAGCTGTCATTGTGGTGGCACTGGTTGTGGGAACTGTTGTACTGGTCACACTGAATGTGTTGGTGTACACATTATTCCATACCAATCCAGAGGTACCTAAAGTGTAAGAATTATCTGTTAAGGGTAATATATTACTGCCAACTTCAGCACCAAATGTAATAGTATCAGTGGCCGAATCACCTAGCACAACAGCACCATCAAATGTAATGCTGCCGGTGGCGTGTAATGTACCGTTTACCGTAACTTGAACGTTTCCGTTACCATTGGCAAAATTAATATCGCCAGTGCCGTTGGGTGTGATATTGATATCATTATTAGTAACAGTGTTGGCTACAGTATTAGTAGACAGATATAAATTATTTGTACTCAGTCCCGGAGTAATTACAGGGCTACCTAGTGTAATACCAGCAGTGGCATTTTGTATATTATTTGTAGTAATATAAAAATTAGCAATAGTGCTGGCAGTATCTACGGTTACGTTTGTAGAGTCGATTGCTGTTGGAGTATAAAGATCTGTGGCTGGCGCACTGTTATTTGCGCCAATACGTTTGTTAACTACATCAAGATATAATACCTGAGTGTCAAAGGCAAGATTGGTACCGTTACGTAACAGATTATCTGCTAGCAACGGGCCGCTTATCCTACCAAGTTCTCGCCCCGCCATAGTAGACTCCTAATTATTGATCAAAACCCAGTAACGCTATTACTACCTTGCCCAATGGCACTGGTGCTGTAAATTGCAGATAGTAACCCGAGCCAGTTGTGGTAGCTTCAGTTATTGTGATACCGGTATTTACTGGAATGGTACTTGTTTGTGTTGGTTTGCCTGTGAAGGTAATACTGACCAATGCATCGGTTATTGGATCTACTGCATACGCTGTAACTAGTGTACTTGCTTGGAAACTGGCACTGCCAGTCACCGTTGCACCAATAAGACTGATAGATGGGTATACCGCCTGACTGCTGGCACCTTGACCAGCAATGGTCATAACTGCTGTGGTGGCATTTGACCACTGTACTTGGGTGGTGGTACATGCTGTGACTGTGAACGATCCGTTATAAGCCAACGGTACGAATCCCGTAACCACAATGGTTGATCCCACTGCAAACGGATTGGCTGGTTGTGCTGTGAATGTCATTGTGACTGTTCCGGATGATCCGCTTATACCTGTAGCTACCAATGCAGTATTAAAATACATTGTTGTTGCACCAATTGCTGTAACTGTACTGGTAGTAGGTGTGTAAGTTGCACCAGTAACACTTGGATTGAGCGCACTAATTGTGTAATTGATACTGTTAACTTGGATAACGTTTTCTATAATTACTAAAATGTTTTGGCCACCAACGGTTACATTGCTGGCATTGTTGTTTAAAGGATTGTAGTATGTGCTGTTCAACGGTCCAAACAATGTGGTATTACCATCTCCTGCACCTAAATTTTGTTGCAGTATGCCACCTTGTTCTTTGAATCTAACATTGCGCCAGCGACCGCCAGAGCCAGATGCACCGCCTTGATAAACCTGTAGCTCACCGCCTGTACTGGCATCGGATGTGTATCGCATCATGCCTGTGGTAGGAGTTGCAATAGCGGCATCACGCTGAGTGACTGTGCCCACTGGAACTACCAAACTTCCAGCTCCAAACGGGCTTACATAGACGTTGTTGCGCCCAGCATCCGAATACAATGTTGCATTGTTGGCAGTTCTACGGTCAAGTGATTGTCGTTTAATAAATCTCATTATACTGGTAGTGTGCTTATGGTAATTGCTAGTGTGGTAGCTACGGTGCTTACCGCTACGATTGTATCATTAGAACTGAGTACTAATTTTTCTTGATCTAAACTTACAGTTTCTCCGATGGGGATAGTTAATGCACTAATAATCATGTTTGTATTAGCTGCCGTTCCCACGCTGCCACCACTGTTGGGTACAGCATAAATTGTAATGTTGGCCGATGCTGAACCGTAATTGCAAATCATCATGCAAGTTATAGCATTGCCTGTTTGGCTTCCGCTTACGGTGCTGGTATATACTGTGGTGTTGCTGGTGCCAATTATGCTTGATGTTAATGCCATTTTTTTGTCCTTATAGTAAAATACTTAGCAACACTGCTCTGTTTCTACTTATTAATTCGTCTGGGATCTGTGATCCGTTGGTGTTGGCAAAATATATTCCAGTCTTTCCAGGACCAACAGTGGCTGAGGAATAAAGTTTAGTTTTGTTTGCCACGTATGCTATACTTTGAGTCACTGTGCCAAACACTGTGCCAGTTAGCGTTTGAGCTAATGCATAACTGACTGTGGTAAGTGTGCATCCAGTCACTGTAAATGTTCCGTTAAAACCAGTTTGTGCTGAAAATCCAGCAACTGTAATGCTTGAACCCACACCAAATGGTTTTACATTTTGTGCTGTAAATGTTATTGTTGCAGTTGTTCCGTTTGCAGAAGCCGCAGTAGCAGTTACCGTGGCTATCTGATTATCTAAATTTAATACGCTGGTTACTTCAATGTTGTTGGCATTTGAACTCAGCACTAGATTGTTTGCAGTGCTATTGTTGATTTCGTTTGGACTGGCGCTTGCACCTACCAACAGGTTGCCTAACTGCACACCTGCGCTGGTAATCGTAGTAACAGTTACACCGCCAACTTGGAATAGCAAACCAGTACTGGTTGCTTGAACTGCGGAGTTTGCAGATCCAATTGCTATACCAACCGGTTGTTGGATTGTCTGAACTGTTGCAGTTCCTGGCGTTGTTGAACCCAACACATAGTTAGATGCAATGTACGTCTGTACCCATTCCACATTGGGAATGTCGTCTTTGTTTAATACACGTTGGTAATATGGAACACTACCTGAGCTGGCAACACTATTGGCTAGGCGCAAGGTAGGTGTGCCACGTTGCATGTCTATAACCAAATTGTTTAATCCATCGCTAGTCAGTGTGCGTAATTGAATTCCATTCAAACTGGCTTGTGTTGGTGTTGCACCTGTTAGGTTTGCAGTCCTTGCAATGAATGTGCCTTTGACATTGGCTGTTATAGTACCATATGTTGAAATACTGGTTTGTGTAGTGTTACTAAAACTCACCGTGGTTACCGACGGTGCCGGACTTGCCAACACCGTGTATGTTCCGTTGTAACCTGTTGGAGTAAATCCTTCAACCACAATGCTGGTGCCTGCGGCAAATGGAATGCTGGACTGTGCTGTAAAGGTCAATGTGACTACAGAGCCGCTACCAGTACCGCTTGAGCATGTAAGAGTTGTTGTGGGATCGTAATGATTAACGCTGTCGTCAAATAGGAATTCAGCTGTGTTTAGTGCGCCTCGTGCGATACTGATACCAGATTGGTAATACGTTGCGGACGGAATACCATTTGCTGTCGGACTGATGCCGCCGTTGAGTCCAAACAAATTCAAAGCCAAATTCACAACTGTACTTTCAATCGTAGTTGTTGTGCCTTTAACATCGAGATTTCCGTTGATAATTACCTGTCCACCGCCACTAACATCATAATAGATATTGCCGCCGGAAGTCAGTTGTACACGATAATCGCCACTGCTTACTTTAACTACTCTTGACATAAGAATCCTGTTGGGGCTCCGAAGAGCCCCTTAGTTATTAAGCGTTGTCTAACTTAACTGATGTGTTAAGTACGGCTGTACCAAGTACCCAGTTAACACGCTTGCCTGTAGCAAACTCGCCAGTTGTACCCTGACGTGTTACCACACACTGGCGGTTAGTGATACGAGATGCCCAATACAAGTTACCAGTTGAATCTGTGGCTTGAATAGCCATTTGACCTGGACCTGTAGGATAACTTGTGATCAGTTTGCAATATGCAACACCGTCTTGGTTCTCAACACGGAAACGTTGTGAATTTTCTTGCTTGACAATATCACTTTCGCTACGAGCAACTTCGCCCACTGTGATGGCAATTGCTTGAATTGCTGGATACATACCAACATAACCGCTTGTTACTTGTGCTTGTAACTGTAATGTTGCGGCTGGACTACTTGTACCTGTACCACCAACTGTAATAACGTTGTACTGACCGAATGGTGCGGCTGGGTAGTATGTGAATGTACCGTTAGCGTTACCAGCTGATGTAGTAGCTGTTGTAGTACCGTTTGGTGTTGTTACCAAAGTCATACTGGTTGTTGTTGCGGCTGGACTTGCGGCAACATAGTATGTACCGTTAGTGATAAAGCCCGATGAGTCACCAGTAATAACAACTGGAGTACCTGCTGCCAATGCTGTTGTTACTGAAGTGAAACCACTTAATGCACCGTTAGCGGCTACTGTTACTGTACCAGCAATAGTTGGAGCGGCTGTAGTTGATTGTGCAGTTGCACTTGTAGCACCAACTGTACCACAAACTGTAAATGTTGTTGAACTTAATACTGCTAGTACAAAATAAGTTGTACCACCTGTTAAGTTACCAAATGTACGTGCCGGAGTAAATCTCATACCAGCTGACATATCGGCTGTTGATGTAACTGTTACTAGGTCAACGCTACCTGCTGTTGGAGTACCTGTAATAGCTGTAGTTGTTGTTGGGAATCCGCTTGCGTTGTTTAGACCTAATTGATATGTACCGTTTCCACCGTATGCATAGAAGTTGTATGTACCAGCGGCTTGCTGTGTAAAATAGTTACTCAATGTTGCGGTAGCACCACTGATTGCTGTAACTGTTGTACCTGCGCTTAGACCAGTACCAGTAACAATTTGTCCAACTGCAACACTAGTACCAGCACTTAGTGTAATTGTGTTTGTACCAACTTGTCCACCGCTACTAAATGTTGGGCTAACTACGGCAGATGCAGTTGATGTTAATTGATACTGGATAAAAGCACCAGCAGTTACTGAACCGCCTGTCAAAATCATACCGTTGGCGATCGTACCGGTTACTGCTGTAACTGTTAACACTCCACTGCTAATTGTTGAAGTTACTGAGCTTACACTGGCTGTAGCTGTTGTAGCTTTAACATAAGTTGTACCAACTGTATTAGCTAAGTAACCGTTACCTTGGTTAGACATTGTACCGCCTGATACTAGACCATAAGTGATTGTGACTGTACCGCTTGTACCTGTACCACCAACTAATGCTTGTGGACCTGCTGCCAAAGGAGCAGTAAATGTACCAGCTGTTGTAACTGTTACTGTACCAGTAACTGCACCACCACTTGGAGTAATAGTTAATGTAGCATTACCGACTGTGAATGCTGTTGCTGTGTTAGCATATCCTGAACCACCAGCGGCTACAGTTGCACTAACAATACTGTATATTGGAGCGCCTACTGCTGTAGTAGCACCTTCAGTTTGTAGAACTGGAGCCGGGAATGTATATGATGCAAACTGAGTGTATGTAAATGATAGTCCTGTTGGAGTACCTGCTGTAGTTGTTGCTACAGTTGAACCGCCTGAAGTAGTAACTAGTGTAACACCAGTAGCTGTTGGAGCTGGTGATGCGGCAACATAATATGTTGCGTTGGTAATAGAACCAGCACCGCTGTTAGTACCTGTTACAACAATTGGTGTGCCTGCTGGAAGTGCTGTAGTAGTTGTACTGAATGTAATTGCACCGCTTGCGGCAATAACTGGACTGCCAAGTGTTGTTGATGCAAATGAACCTGCTGTACCAACTGTACCGCCTGTAACACGTGAACCACCTAGGTCATAGTCTGTTGGTAGTAAGTTTGTATTACCAAAAGTACCTGTGGCACCTGGATTTCTCTTACCAAAGTATTTTTTATTTAATGGACGTCCCATTTTGTTTCTCCTTAAAATTGACGTTTTATGTCATACGCGGTTGGGTTATCCGCATAAACTTACCCTATGTAAGCGTGACAATGTATTTATGCGTAGGTGACTCTTAGCCTTGCTTTATGTAGGTAAGCCAAGTCTTTGTGTGGGTATATAACATTGCTTTGAAAGCTAACAACAACACCAAATGTTGAATTTGCAATGTTGGCACTAGTTAGGGCAGTTCCCCACATGTTAGCACTACCGCCGTAGATACTATAATCAGGCACTGGTGTTGGATAATTAGCACGTTCTGCTGTGTACATGTCTGCTTGCACAGGGTTTATTGTACTAGCTAAGTTGTTACCAACAAGACTGCCGTTTAGTGTTAACTGTACTACTAAATCTTCTATACGTGCGGCACGTTTGATATCAAGTTCTAATTCTATGCCTAAAACTGTACGTCCGAGATCTGGAAATTTATAACCTGTACACCATAATTGATCTGTTGAACTTTGAAATTTTTCCTGCCAAAATCCGCTCATAGTATACAAAGGGCGGGCTGTTACTGCATAGGTGTTTTCTGTTAATGCTGTTGGATTATAGTTCCAAGGTATAGAGTACTGATTGATTATGCTGTTAAAAGATGTCACACTATTCAATAGTGTAGGAGTTTGAAAATATGTTGTAGTAGGCATCTTATATTTACCCAAACAAAAAGGACTCCGAAGAGTCCTTTTGTTTTATTACTAACAAACTGTTTAGGTTTGAATTAGCTGAACTTCACGTTAGCAGAAGTAATACCAACTAGACCTAGATAGTCAGCGGCGTTACCCAAGCTACTTGCTGTGTTTGACAATTCAACATAACCATAACGTGTCATGAATGATACGACTGGTTCAAATGTTGACGGATCAAGAACAACACCACTGCTCATCAATGGAATGTATGGGCAGTAGAAAGCTGGAGCATCAGACTCTGATGCGCCTTTGTATCCGATTAGGATAGAAGCTGAGTCTTGAGCGTAGCTGTTTACATACACTTTCATTGCATTGTTCAATGTACCAACAAACTTGGTGTTTGTAGGTGCTTCGAATGTGCCTTCTGTTGTACGAGCAAAAGCTGAAGTTGTAGCTGATTGCAAAATTGTCAATGCAAATGGGCTAACAACAGCGTAGTTACCAGCACCACGACGTGTACGTTGAGCGATCAAGTTAGCAACACGATTGATCTGAACTGCCAATGCGGCATGCTCGTCACCAACGAATGTAGCTGTACCTGAAACTGCTGACTGGTCATAAGTCTGTGTTGCAGTACCTGCCAAGCTGATCAATGATGCAATGATCTCTTGGTCGATTTCAGCTGTGATTTCTTGTGCCAAAGCAGCCATTACTTCTGCTTCAACATCGATACCTTGCTGAGCTTGTGCATCCTGAGCTGATTCAAATGTCCAGCGAGCTGACAATTTACGTGTCTTCGCTTCAACAGTTTGTTTCAAGATTTGGATGCTCATTCTGTTACCTGCTACACCTTCTAGTGTTGCTGTTGATGCGGCTTTAGCAGTCGAATCTAGAGCATTACCAGAGTAGGCAGCGGCAATCTTGAATGGGCTCAATGCCTCTTCACCAGCTAGAACGTTAGCACCACTTGATGTATCGCTGTAGCGTACACGTAGTGTGTGAATCTGTCCGACTGGTCCAGTCATTGGTTGTACACCAACTAGTTCATTAGCAATGACTGTTGGCATAACGCGACGGATCACTGGAAGGATCACGCGATTTAAAGTTGCAACGTTACCGGCAGAAGTGGCACCAGCAGTTGGAGATTCCATCAAATACTTACGAGTATTTTCTAGAGTTACGCCCATTACTGATTTTTTTGTGCCTTGTAAGCCTTCTAATAGGGCTTCCTTAGTTTCTGCCCAACGTCCTGTAAGTAGTTCTGACATTTAAATTTCTCCTTAAAATTTTAGTCCAGCGAGTTTACGAATATCAACAATGTTGCTATCGTCTTCGCTTCTACGGGGATTGTTGGAAATTACTTTATTTCCGGTTATTTCTTTAGCCTCTACTAGTGCCTGTTTCTTCTGCGGAGCCTTACCATTCAATACTGACGGCAAGTACTTTTCAAAACTTTCGTTTAGTTTAGTTGTCTTTACAGACTCCATCAACTCTTTCATGATTTCCTTTTGTTCACTGTTAAGTGGACTCAGTAACTCACTCATGATTTCTTTTCTTGCCTTAGATTCCTCTAACGCACGGATTTCAGCTTGTTTACTTTCTAATAACTGCTCTGCTTGTACTACCGCTTGGGCGGCTTCTTGCATTGCATGATCTTTCAAGTCTATGACTTTGAGTAATTTTGCTGTTTCCGATTTTTCATTTAGGTAGCTTGCCTGATATTCACTAGCAAAAGCTTCGAATAACTTGCGGCCAAAATCTGCACGACGAGCGGCTTCGATGTCTTCTTTCAAGCTGTGCAATTCAGAACTTAGGTTCTGAGTTACTACTTGATCGACCATCTTGGCAGCACGTTCAACAAATTGTTGTTTTACCTTCTTGATTTCTGTACGACCTTCACGAACTAAGCGAACCTTAGTTTCAGCTAGATCTTTCTTGTCTTGCATAAACTCTGTAATTTCTTGAGCTAGGGCCTCTACTACAAACTGTTCTAATTTTCCAAACTTACTAACCATTGTCATTTGATCTTCATGTAACTCACGAACTTCAGCGGCCAACTGGCGTGTAACAAATTCCTTCATTACTTCAGCTGTCTTCTTCTTTTCTTTAGCTAGCTTGACTTTCATTTCAGCTAGTTGAGCACGATCATCTGCAAACTCAACGATTTCAGCACTTAACTGTTCAGAGATCATGCGATCCACTGCTTCAATCATAGTGCCTTTATCGTGTTCGTATTTTTGTGCAAATTCTTCACGTAATTGCTTTGCAACTTGGTCACGATTCTCTGTGAGTTTCGCTTCCCAGGCTGCCTGTATAGACTCCTGGATCTCTTCAGAAATCACATTGTTTTCAAATAATTGTTTTAACGCATCCAACATATGATTCTCCTTGTTATTGGAGTCGGCTTATTATTGATAATAAGCTCTCTTTGAGATATTTCTGTGCTTTAGGATCACCCTTGACCTCTTGCGCTATGCGCAAGGCACTTAATCCTCCCTTATTATTCATAAGGTGTTCATAAATTGGTGTGGGATATGCTCCTGGAGCACTAGGTTGAGCTACCATATCTACTGTGATAATCTCAAAATCCGATACTTCACCGGATCCGTCATCTCTGACGTTTCCGGATCCGCGACTTGAAACACCCAACTTGACTCCGCTTTCCAGCATTGTCTTGATCAAATGTCCCATAGGGGTTGGCAAAACTTTCAATTTGCCGTAACCATTAGGACCGTCCATCCACATATTTGTTATCATGTGGGACACACGATCCAGGTTAATTTTTAGATCATCTGGATGATCTACTTCTCCGAGAACTGAATAGCCGTTTTGAATCTGATCGTTAAGGGTTTTGACAGCCTTGCCAATCTCATTTACAGGGTAAACACGCTGGTTAGCGTTTTTTATACCGCCCTGGATGCAAATCCCGGACATGTATAAACTTTTCCCATCTTTGTCATCAGACTCAACGACCATTTTTGCTTCGTTGAAACTGAGATTCTCTCGG